GCCCTGCTTGCTGATTTCGGAGATCAAATACATATCGCGAAGGTAAATGACCGATACGTATTAATGATTGAGGCTGATACACTTACGTTTGAAAAAGGCTTCTCTCCTATTGAGTTTCTGAAGCCAGATGAGTTGCAAGATGTGATTGAGCGGATTGAGAATAAGGCGATAACCTTGCACGTTTAAAGGCTTTATCGTTATGAAAGTGACCGTGTTGGTGACTTTAGAAGTCACTGAAGGTGACCGCTATGATGACCTATAAAAATACTGATTAACGTATAAAAATACTATCATTAAACGAATATAAACGGAATCCTTTAGTTAACATGAGCGCTTATTATTAGGCGCTCTTTTTGTTTTGATTACTAACGGTGACTTTTCTATAGTCACTTAAAATATACGGTTACTGAAACCTCCTAATTTCCGCCCTTTTATATCGCTGACCAACCACTTGTCCGACCACTTCCTTCTATTATATACCCACTCTGTCCTCCTCCTTTATTTTTACCGACTGTACTCTCGATAATCTACGTTAACTCCCGTCCCCTTCCCTAACTGCCCATCGTAATCCCTCCTCCGTTTTATCAGTAAGTTATCTCGTTATTTCAAATTAAACTTAACGTTGGTCTTACTCCGTTCCCCAACTACTTACTAATCCGGGTTTCTCTTCGCTTAGTTAGCGGCAGTCACTACCGTCCTCCGCCTATCGTAGCCAGCGGGGCGTTATCTTTCGTTGTTGCCCTTGACTTTAAGGTCTTTCGGTTTTTATCATGCCGAAGCGAAGTTAGGAAAACGGCTGGCAGGCGGACTTGTCCCCTACGTCGCTACGTTAAAATATAAACGAAGCGCGTAAGAGAGACAAGCGTCTACGATTAAATTGCACGGTTAATGCCATGCCTTGCTTCGTCAGTGTTCCGTATGTATAGACCCTATTCACTTGGCGATTTTCATCACACACGCCCTTCACCTAAGGCTTGTCCACTACACAAAGCCACCCCTGTGCGACAAGCTGAACGTGTTCCCGAGCACCTTAATGCTCCTGGCTACCACCCGAACCTTTTAGGCGCATAAGCCAAGGTAAGTTCTCACCTTCCCGCAACGCATGAATAGGAATACGTTACAGGGCGCTATCCTTGTAGAAGCATACTCAGTACTTCCCGCACGACCGATAGCAAGCCAATCAGTTTTTAGCGTGGTTTACAGGCAATTCCACGTTCGGAAATTACCTCCGTATCTCCTAAAAAAGACAATAGGAAACTAAGCCTCGTGTACTCCGTTTTTAAAAACGAATGATTACATGAGGCTAATTGGAGAATTTCCGCTATTCAATTGTCTTTCTATATACGTGAATTCACGTATTAAAGTACATAAGCAATAAACATATCGATAGCGTACAGCGTACCGCCTACGCCAAACACTCCGTAATACCAAACACGATCAGATAACGTTTCAAGCCCGAAGTAACCGTTTAGCTTTGCGAACATAGTACGTCACCTCCTCTATCCTCGTTGTGTAACAACTGGAACATGCTGATAGTCGTTTTGCTTATCGTTTGTTTCTTAATCGATGGGCCAGCTTTGAGTATAACGTGGGTAAATACGTAATAGTTAGCGTCTGTTTCGATATAAACAATCGTATATAGGTAATCTCCGACGTTTAGGTTACGTACCTTAAACAGCAATATTCCGTTTTCTATCTCGATTGAATCTACGTTGTTAGTAATCTCATGTTTTAATTCTGCAGGTAGTTCCTCGAAAGTTATGAATTGAATAGCGTGAAGAGGTGTTTTAAATTCGCACAATTTACTTATCCCCTTTCGAATGACTTAATTAGTTTATCTATTTAAGATAAATATATAACCCAAAACGTTAAACGTCAACTGTTTTTCTTAAAGAGTTTTACTATTTAGGAATTTACATGTAGAATACAATTAGAATAATGACGCATCGGAGGTAATAGTTATGATATTCACGTTAGGAAAAACGTTGGATGAATTGAAGATTACGAAGAATAAACTTGCTGTGGAAGCTAAAATTCGCCCTAACACAATAAGTAATTTAGTTAGTGGTGATGTAAACTCTATTCGAATGGATACATTGCAATCTATAATCGATACACTTAACGTGTTAGCAAAAGAAAATGGCATCGAGAAAATTTACGGGATCAAAGATGTAGTAATACATGAGGAGGACGCTAAGTAAAGCGTTCTTTTTTATGGAGAAATTTACCGTTTGCTTTGATATACTTGTATTAGAATATATTTAAACGGGAGTGAGCTAAATGGGGAAGAAATGGTTGAGTAGATTCGGAATAATTATTATCGGGGCATCACTCGCACTTACTACTGGATGTACTCCACAAGATAAAGAAACGGTTGCGCAAGAACAAGCACAAAAAGAGGAGCAAAAGGCCCAAAATCAGGCTGAAAGAGAAGCGGAGAAACAACATAAGCAACAGGAAAAAGAAGAAAAAGAAGCTGAAAAAGAGCAAAAATCTCAAGAAAAGGCTAAAAAAGATGAAGAAAATAAAAAAGTGAAGTTCAAAGAAAGCATCGAGAAAACCGTTAAGAAGACTATTGGAAAAAGTGATGTTGAATCCGTTGAAATAAATACAAACTTAGACCTGCCAGAACCCAACAATAAAGTCGTATTACTTAATTTAACAAATGCGACTGATAAAATCCTTGTTTGGAATGATACAACAAACATATTAAAAGAACTGTCTAAAGAAAAGGAAATTCAGAAAATCATCTTTGTTTGGAAAGCTGAACTCACAGATACATACGGAAACAAAAAAACCGATCCCGTCGTGAAAATGAATATAGATCGTGAAACAATAGATAAAATTAATTTTGATAACTTCCTATATAAAAATCTTCCTACCGTTGTTAGCGATTATTGGCAACATCCTGCTATAGCAAAATAAACAAAGAAAATCGACCGCCCGTAATAGGCGGTCTTTTTATTCAACGTCAATTATATCTATAAACTTAAACGTACATTTACAGTGAAATGCGTCCGTGCAAATGACAACCTTTTCTAAAGGATCGATGTCCACGACTGTAGAGTAGTTTGTGTATATGTAGCCATTATCGTAATATGTAATCCGCACTTCCTCTTCCGCTAATAATGAAGTAAGTAATCGATTTTCAATTCGTTCCTGTGCGTCTTGCGTCACGATAGGTCTAGACATTTTCGAATTCTCCTTGATCATTTCTCGGATACCTACAAACTGTTCCGGCATACTGGCGAATGCTTGCCATTTCACCATGCCTCTTCCTTTCGGCATATTAGCGTTGTTCATGATTTATGTCCTCCTAGTAATGTGTTTCTATATCTTGCGGTTGCATTTTTTGTATAGGAAACGCCTCGTAGTATGCTATTTTTACCGAATCGAGTACGTATTTCGTCCATGACTCGTGTTAACTTTACTTCTTTTTCACGCTGCACTACGTTATCAAATAACGAAATCTGTTCTTCACCTTCCGTAACTAGATTCGTTAACGATATACTAACCGTCCGAATTGGCTCTCCTGTGTATAGCGTGTGTAAATAATATGTACAAACATTATAGATATCCATCGTTAGATTAGTCGCTCGATTTAACGTATGTGATTTTCGTATACCGCCTCCGTATCCTTTGCTATAACCAATCGAAAAATGTACCGTTCGAGCGAGCTCATTTTGCCTTCGCAACCGATAGCACACTTCTTCCGTATGCTCTAGCAAAATTATAGGAAATTCATCTATCGTATAATCTCGTAATAATATCTGACTTTTACCGATAGAAGTTTCCGTTGGTACATGCTTTTCTGATATACGGCTGAAGTCTATGCCGTTACTATGTAGGTGAAGCTCCTCGCCGATCACACCGAAATTCTGTTTCAGGTATTTCAGCGGATAGTTCGCCAAATCGCCTATTGTACGTATACCTTTCCGATTCAACTTCTCCTCAGTTTTATACGATATACCCCAAAATTTACTGAGCGGTCTAATATTCCATAACTTCTCGGGTATATCGTCATATGTCCATTGTGTTATACCGTCATCATTCTTTTTTGCTTCGACGTCCATGGCTACTTTACTCATTAGTAAATTTGGACCAATGCCGATAGTACATTCAATACGTGTCTTAGCGTAAATTTCATGTTTTAGCTTCAGCGCAAATTCATACGGGCTATCCGCAAATAAATGTAAAGAAGCCGTCATATCCATAAAGAACTCATCGATTGAATACTGGTGGAAGTCTTCAGGCGCTACGTATTGTAATGCTAGTTTCGTTATGTAATTCGAACATTTGATATATGTATGCATGATTGGGTTAACGATAATTATATCTGGTCGTTTAGGTATCTCATATAATCGAGCCATCTTTTTAACACCTAATGCTTTAAGCGGTGGAGTTGCTGCCAATACGATTGAACCACTTCGATTAACATCTCCTACTACGGCAAGTTTTGTATACCGTGGGTCTAATCCTCTTTTGATACATGATACGCTTGCATAAAAGCTACGCAAATCGACGCATAATATAATCCGCTTAGGCAAAAGAGAATAATCATACAAGGTAATCACTCCTAACATCAAGAACATTTGTTCTTATTATATACGAACTTACGTTCTTTTAGAAGGCTTTTATAAGAAAATATTGGATAAGATTACTTTTCAATACTCTCTAAAGTTCAGATTATTATTACTTAACTATCTTTATATAAAACACATGGAAATATTTACTTCGATTCAAAAACGTTATATTATTATATTCGTTAATTATGTATTTCAATTTTAAAAAGGAGATGAAGTTTTGATTAAAACTAGAACCGTCATATTAGTTGTCTTTATAGCTATAATTTTTTGTTTCTCTATTAAAGTAATATTCGGTGATAAACCGGCATCGAATACAGAGTCATCTACTAAAGTTAAAGATGCTACCTCTGAACCACAAAAAGAAAAACTATCCGCACAATTAGATACGTTAGATTATAATAAGGAGACAAATAAACTCAATTTATCCTTAACTACCAATATTCCTGATTCTACAAAAGCAACCATAAAAGTATACAGTTCAAAAAAATCAGATGAATACAATTATACCGCTACAAGTAGTGAGGTATTTAAAGGTGGTAAATTACAAACAACTATTTCCCCGTCACAACTTGTCGAAAACGGACAATACTATGTGAAAATAATTATTGATGTTTCAACTGCAGAATATACTTCTACAAATAAACATCTCATTGATAAACTTGGAAGTAGATATGAAGTAGAAAAACAATATAGCGGAGATAAATTAGTTAAAATTCACAATATTTCTTACGATAAATATAAAATTGACATTGACACAAAAAATATAATATCTATTGAAAACGGCTTTTCTGAACAAGAAGCACAACAAGAACGAGCTAAAATAAAAAAAGAACAAGAACAACGCGAGCAACAAGAAGTACAACAGCCTAAACAAAATGAAGTTCAGACTACAACTGTTGATGCAAACAGTAAAGGTGAAGCGTGGCTAAAGTTATCCGAAGCAGAGAAACGAACATTAACAAACCGACTAATTAGTAACTGGAAGTCTAATGGCTACACAGTTACAGTTGATGCCGATTGGTTTATCGGGGCTTTAAATGCATTCTATGGAACCCCAGAAACAAATGTAAATACAATCGCGGATGCTATGACTCTATCTGGTGTAGCTGGCGGAGTAGTAAAAAAATAAAAAAATTCGACCGCCTGTAATAGGCGGTCTTTTCTATGTTCAATAAACGCACATGTTACTTCACATTCACATAAGTCGGACTAGCCGTAATGTAGTACTTATTCCCTTTCGAATTGTGTGCCTTATACTGCGGATAGCCGTTTACATCAACTTTAGCATCGATAGTAAAGCCGAGTCCTGCGTCAACAGTGCCTGCTAGGTATGATTTATTCCACGTAGCTTTCGTATAGAAGTTCAAGTCGTTTACTTTCGAGACGACACGTTTTCCTACTACGTTATTATTTACCGATACATTACCTTTATCATAACGAATATAAGACGAATCATACTTAATCCATTGGTCACCGCCTAAGTTTAACCAGCCGTTAGACTCGGCGAACACTTTATACGCTTCACCTTGTTTTAATTTACGAATCACACTGTAATTAGTACCAGGACCTTTTCGTAAATTAACGTTAGTCCCATCGACGTAGGCAACGCCGTTAGAAGGTGTTACAGAAACATTAGGCTTTTCTACCTCAGGCTTAGTTGGTTTTTCCGGTACTACGACAGATGCTTCACCGTTATCGTACGCGCGTTTCACGTCAGCACGGAATTGAGAGATAGATACGTTATGAGAAGCTAAGTATGCACGAGGGTCTTCGTGATCAGTACCGCCTAGTTTTTTCGTTACATCCTCGTGTGTCCATAGTCCTTGTTCGACTGTTAATCCGTTGTCCTTCAGGATTTTCGCTAGTAATTTAACGTAGCGTTCATACGAAGATTTAAACTTTGCTGGATTACTAGATTCAGAAAGTTCAACATGGACGAATCGTTTGTTAGCCGCCGGACCCGCACCGTAAGCAATGTATTTCGTATCGGCGATTTGAATTGTTTCGTTCCAGTCCGTTGCGAAGTGTACAAAAGCATTGTGCCAAGTACGAGCTTCATAGTTTCGGATATTAATAGCGGGTGCTTCGGGAGTGGCGGTCGAGTGAGCTACGACACCTTCGTATGCACCTACTCCATTACGGTATGGTTTTTTCGGTAAGTCCGGGATTAACATTCGGTTAATAGATTCGGCAAATGCTCCACCCATGAATGAAAAAAGGACTACCATAACGGTAGCCGACAAGATAAATAATTTAGTTAAACGATTCATTTTACTTCCTCCTTAGTATTTAAAATCTGTTTGATTTCCGTTACATCTTTCGATAATGAGCCGAAGGCTTTCGCTTGCTCTTCTATTACCTCCTGGTTCTTCTCGATTACCAATTGGTATTTACCTTCGCGTTCCTTACTCTCCTTACGTGAATCGAAAAATAGCCAAACAAAAAGGACTGCTAAGAGCCCTTGTGATAATGCTAATTTAAAGATTTCTTCCGGCATAAACATCGTTCATCCCCTTTCGAAAAATAAAAAATAGAGAAGCATTTAACCCCTCTCTACTAAACTAAAGCCGTATTTTATTCAAAATAAAAAAACAGCTCATGGCTGCCCTACTTGTTTACATGTATTTAGTTAATACTGATCTGCTGATAATGCTCCTTCTATCATTCTATTTTCTACTTCCTCAACGTGTTCAATTGTCACTTCATCAGAAGCCATTGGGGGCTTTCCAGTTAGCTTTACATAATCGTCTGCACAGATATGACTTACTTTACCGAAAAGCTCAATCTCGTAAACTCTGCCACCCTTATTACATAAGTCACATGCAGTAGCAATCCGCATATTCAACGTGCCATCAGGAAGTCCCCAAACTTCAACTTTTGTATCTTCCTTGATACCGCAAAATTCTAGCATATCGTTTGGAATGCTAACGGTGACTTGATTTTCACCTTTCTTCAAATCAACTACTCTACCTAAGAATGGTGACTGTTCATTAGGTGGCATTGGACGCATAAATTTGTCTGGATTCATACTCATCTCCCTCTCTATGTTCTAGAAGTCATATTTGTGAAATCAACATAATTCCATCTACCATCATGGAAATACCACCCTAAACCTAAGCTACCATTTGTATAATGAATAGAACCTGCATTAGCACCAAAGTATCCACCACATACGTTAATCCCATTACATTCAATTGATTGTGTCGTTGCAACAGGATCTTTTGATTCAATCCGAAATCTATTTTCATTGTTGTAAATGTGACCGATGTAACTTCTACGTTCTCCACCGCCACGGGGATAAAAACTGAGTCCTGCACGATCAGTCCCAACGAGTGCCATCGCTTCACCATTGCTTACGATTTCAAGTGGAGCATTCATATAGTTCCATCCGTTCACATGATTGTACCGAATTGTATTATCTCTTGTACCAAGTGCAATTGTAGAAAAAGGCAGTGTTCCGTTTACGAGTTCTCCATGTGTTGTATCCCAGTTATAAACGGAAGGAACGTCACCTTCCACCAACTGAACACCTGATACAGCAATTGCTTGCATATTATTTATCAGACCCTCACCAAATAAATCAATATAAACATAACCATTTCCTTCTACATAGTTACTCGGCACAGTGAAGGTTAAAGCGTATCTTACTATTTTCCCTGTTTGAATGCTTGGAGCATCGTAAGTTTTTGATGCTCGCCCAAGTTCCACAGGAGTGTCACCGTTATATTTACCGAATACCGCTCTCATGATTGGCTTGTTTGTAATGTTTACACGATTATCATTGGTAGTTGCTCTGAAATGAGCCGACAATGTGTATTTCTTACCTGGTTTTACCCCTTCAAATAATGTAAATCGAATCCAATTTGACAAATCTATCCGCATCGGATTAACCATTGGCTCATAATTGTTAACCACTGGTTTCTCAATATATGGATTAGACATAATTGTCCATGTAGGACTGTATTCGATCTTCAAAAAGTAATTATTAAAAGTATTAAAAGAAATGTGTGAAAAGTCATGATCTGGAATGAGATTCTTCCTTGGTGTTACTGAAAATTTTTGCCCACGCTCATCTTCAAAAAAGAAGTCAGCCATTTTCGCTGTAATACCATTTTTATCAATCGTTACTTTATCACCACTGATTTTAATGACATCAGCGTCGATTCCCTTTGCTGTTAGCCACTTGACTATTGTATCAGCATTAATATTCAGTTTTTCAGCATCGATTGTAATCTTACCAGGTGACATATTGATAGAAGTCATGATGCCATCCTTTAAAATCTGTGCTAGAATCCCTTCATCTAACACTTCTAACCTAGATTCTGTTTTCTTCACATAGGCATTATACGTCTCATTTATAAACGTTTCTTGTTTTCCAGTGATAATTGAAACGCCTTTTTCAGTAGCGCTGATACTTCTTTCTAACTCTGTTACTTTTTTTTCGTAATCCTTAGTAGCTACTCTATTAGCAATATCTTCAATCATTTTATCAGCATCAGTTTGATCTTTCGGATGTAACCAAAATTCACTTGCTATTGTGCCACGTTGCAACATAGGTGTAGCGCACCATAAACGCCCATTTCTTGTCACGTAATAACGCCATCTTACAAACGATGCATTAGCAGGGGCTTTGTCTGTACATACAGCACGAACCCACATGTTATTTACAACCTTGATATTTGTTCTAGCTGTTTTGATACGAGTTTTCTTGTCAGCAGTCCACCATTCAATTTCAAGAAATGCGCCACCATCAATAGGTGTTTTCCCATCAGTATTGAAATAACCTGATGCAACAAATTCCTCGTTAACCTGACACTCAATGAATTGATTTGTAAGCCCCCACCAACGATCTTGAGTCTGTCCAATAACGGTAATTGAAAATGTATTCATACCTTTGTATTTTAAATTTGCATCAACAGAACCAGCAGCTCCATTACCACTATTCCACAACCAATATTTCTGTCCTAACTTAAAATCAGCATCACGCAACTCGTTGACAGTACCTAAACCACCTACATAATCTTCAACTTGCTTTATTTCAACCTTTCCTTCTAAAGATTTTGCGGTTGTTTCCCAACCAGCTTTAGCATCTTGTAATTGCTTCCCTTGATTAGTTTGTATTTCTTGTAAACTAGAAACATTTTGTTTAATGCTATCTGCTGTTTTCTCTACAGTAGCAACACGATTATCAAATCCATTTTGATTATTCTCTACTCTTGTTACTGTTTCTTTAATTCCATCCACACTTTTTTCAATCTCAGTTGTTTTATTTGTTAGAGTATTTGCTTGCTTTTCTATACTTGTTAACTTCTCACTAATCTTGCCTGCTTGCTCTTTAATTTCAGTTGTTGTTTTCTTCAGATCATTTGCAGTTTGTTGCACATCAGACATTGTCTTTTTTGTGCCTTCCACAGTTTGCTCGACTGTATTTAATTTATTGCTGATATCAGTATCTTTTTTAGTTAACGATTCAATAGATAATTTAAACCCATTGGAATCCTGCTCAAACTTCGTTACCTTCTTATCAATTTCACCCTGTTTATTTTGCACATCAGAAATGGTACGACTAACGCCTTGTAAGCTTTCTTTCACTTCATTAAATTGCCCTGTTGCTTGTTTTTGCGCTTCTTGAACCTTTTGATTTAATTCGCTTTTTGTGGTCTCAATATCTTTGCTCACCTGTTCCAATGTTTCCTTCTTAACGGATTCCATATCAGGAACAACAGGATCCCATTTACCATCCTTCCACAATTTCAGAATACCAGGCTTACCTTTGCTGATATCTTGCCACAACGTTTTTCTATCCTTTAAGTTTTCTGTTGGTGGATTTACGCCTTCAATAATATCAACGGTATTATTCTTCAAGTTTTCAGCCACTTGTTCAGCAATTTTCTTTGCTGCTTCCGATTCTTTTCGAATGACTTCTGTTTCTTTTACATTTTCTTGAAGTTTCTTATCTAACAAATCTAGTAATTCTTTAGATGCTTTATTTGATAAGCTACCCATGATTTGTGCGTATAACCTATCGATCAGGCTTCGTGTATCTTTAATTTCACGATAATCACCAAAGATATATTTATCTTTCGATGGATCAGTGTCACATTCATCAGCTGCTATTAATCTAGCTTCTAAGAAAAGCGGTGGACTAAACCCTGTATCTTTTATTCGTAACGTATCGCCTTTACGAACCGCTTCATGAGATAAACCAAACACTTTTTCAAGTGCAACTGCATCCACTTCATATAAAGTAGAACTATTAATTCGTTTCTTTAGTTCTGCTTCTGTTAATTGTTTAAGTCTTTGCTTCGTCATATCTTGATCTTCTGTTTGCGGTGAATAAATATCGAATAAATGCTTGCCATCTTTTGACCAACGTTGTAGAGCATCATTGTTACTTACGTACAACTTCCCACCATTGATATCTTCAAATGTTAGAAACTCTTCTTTCCCGGTATCAGGATTTTCTTTAGATGGTCCAACACCTACAAGAGCGGTTACTACATCTTGGCTGTTCTCAATACGACGGATGCCTTGTACATCTTTTCCTAGCACGAATTCTTTCCCGTTGTCACGGCCAACCCTTTTTACCAAATCTACATAACGTCCGACAATAAAAGATCCCAGTATTTCTGTTCTAAAACGAATCTCAAGTTCGAACGTAGATGCAATTTGTTTTAAGAAATCAAGCGGATTTGTGAAATCCTTAATATGAATAGTCCGTACACCACTATATTCAGTAATCCCACGTTTCCACTCTGTACCTTGTAAAGCAAAATCTGTAGATTCATTGACTGTAGTAGCTTGCAACGTTTGCGGTTTAAATACTGCTGCTTTCTTTAACTTTGTATGTTCTCCAAGTGCGTGGATTTTTTTAGATCGATCTGCTGAATCTTGCTCTGCTTCTGTAATAACGTACGAAACAAAAGTACCATCTCTAGTTTGTTTTACGATAAGGTTTTGCTGTACAAGAGACGCTGATATTTTTGTTCCGTCCATTGTATTGAACTCTAACTGGTCTATATTATTTTTAAGCTCCCACTGGCGAATATCGTTCCAGTAGTCTTTTTCTTGAATAACACCAATGATTTGCTCTGTTTTAAAATCCACAATGTGTAATAGATTATTTGTTTTATTCATCGATAACGCTCCCTATATGTGACATCTACCTGTCCTATGTTGTTTGGGAATATTTCGATTTCATTCTTTCCTTTTTCAATACGTATATAGTCACTCATAAAATCCTTTATATTTATCGCATCTGCTCCATTAATACGTATACTTGCATCCGATGAATCGATTTCTACAAGATCACCTTTTTGAACAATGTAAGGTATTTGACGTTCTGTATTGCTATTCACTTTTTGTACTTTAATGTCGTGTACAGCTGCAATCAGCGAAGGCGCATCATTAAAAGCACATATATGCACAACAATTTGAGCAACCTTTTTCATAAAGCTATTGCCCGTATCGTACCATTGGGCAAATCTTTCTGTATGATAATTTCCTTTTTCATCGATTAAAGCAATATCACCTTGCCAATAGTTTCCCACTCGCGCAATGTGTAAGCGACCATAAAAATCATTCCAAGTTGTACGATAATAACCCGTTTCCGCTATAATCCGATGATTGTAGTCACCGTTTCCTGCTATAACTTCACCAAAGTTCTCGCTAGAATTTCTATATGCATCAAACATCCCTACTTTTCCGACCACAACGCTGTTTTCATCGAGTAAATACAATTCCACACGGCCCATAGTTCCAGGGTCAGAGTTTCGACATTCAACGATTGCATCAAGCGTGAAATCTTGTAGTGGGCCACTCGTAATACTTCTTTTCACTGCTGGCCCATGCCAGAATTGACCTTGTCCATAATCGGATGACAGGAAGCGCGCACCATCAGCTATCATTTTTCCTGCTACGATGCCGTAATCTGAAACGAAATCTTTTCCCACTTCCGTCCAACCCACTAGAGAATTCGCTTTATCATGCATAACCAATTCATACCGACTTATTGGCGTTTCATCTATCTTAACTGGGTATCCTATACGAAAATGTTGACCTCCATTTTTATTTATAATATCGATGAATGTGGACGGATTCTCTACCTGTATCTTGAATTTCGGTTCAGCAAACTTTGATCCTACATTAGTCACTGTGGCTTTAAGTAAATTATTACTTTCTATTTTCGCTTTTACAGATTGTTGTGCACCTAATTTAAATGCTGACGTGCAAATAAAGGTTACCTTACATTGGTAAAGTCTATCTGTTTCCAGTAGTTCCTCCACAGACTCTTTCATACCGTAATAAGTCATTTCAGGCTCATCTGTAAATACAATGGGTGCCTCTTCTTCTGTATCTAATATAGAATTCAATTCATTTAGCCGTTTTCTTAAATCAAAAGAAGAGACCCCTTTAAGTGTAATCTCTACTTCAAGGGGCACCTCTGGGTTTCTCTTTTTCACATAGCGGGATCCAGGTCGATTCTGTGTAGTAATCCTGCTTATTTCATCACTCATTACACCGCGACCTTGTGGTATTCCTACCACAAGATAACCGTCATCATCTTTCTTTGTAAACTGTTTTTCTAAGTCGATACCATTAAAAATAAGCAGTTTACTCCCTCCTTCCTAGAACGCTTGTTTACGTTCTTTAACAACATCTTGCTGACTTGTAATATCATCAACAAATCTTGAAAATTCATGATTTCCAAGTTGGATGTTAATATGAGCTGGTTGTTTTTCTCTCACTACCTGACTGTCGTATTGACTCGCCTTATATATGTTTGGCGTAGACTTAACCGAACGATAAGTACCTAATCCGTCCGCTATTTTCGGTAGTGAAGCACCTGTGTCCGCCACTATCATTTCAGGCTTCATCCACTCTGTCATTTCTCCTGTTGTTCTTTGCACTGCACTTTTCATTGAATCGATACCATTGATCCAACCTTTCATCATATTGACACCTATGAAATCTCTGAACCAACGAGATGGTGAGTGAATTGATAACAGTCCTGAAATTTTATCCTTGATTCCGTTTCCGATTTCCGTAATTTTGCCCCAAATAGCACCAGTCATTCCACTTATACCATCCAATAACCCTTGCATCATATTACGACCAATGCTTCCTAAATCTATTCCGCTTAAGAATGACGTCACATTATTAAATATTTGAGTAACCGTGTTATAGATAGCGTTTAGGATACTAGAGGTAGCAGAGCTCGCTGCATTCCACATCGCGGAAATAATACTACCTGCTGCGGACATTGTTGACGAAATTACCGAGCCTATACCCGAGAAAATCGAGCTTACTAGAGAACTAATTGCTGATAGAACACTAGAAAAAATGGATTGCACTAAATTTAATCCCGCAGTCACGACCGCTTTTATTAAATTTATCGCTCCTTGGATTATGTTTCCGATTAGTGACATTACATTTGATGTTATCCCTTTCACTGCGTTCCATGCCCCACTCCAGTCTCCTTGTAGAATCGCAGTAAATACTTTTATGATATTGGTTATAATTCCAATCACAGATGTAATTATGCCCATAATAGCTGGGAAAACAGCTTGAACAACTGACAAAATAAACTGGATCGCAGGAATTACTACGCCAGTTATAATCGTTGCTAAACCTTGTATAATCGCAACTGCTACAGGGATGGCCGCTTGAATAATTGAAACTATAACAGGGAAAGCAGCCTGGACTATCTGTAAAATCAAAGGGATCACAGTCGTCGCTATAATAGATATTACTTGGCCTAATAATTGAATAATAGGAACAGCAACCGAAATAGCTGCCGATATTACTGCTGCTATTACTGGAAAGACTGCCTGAACCGCTTGTAAGATGATCGGAATAACCGTAGTAGCGATAATTAATAGAATTTCTCCAAACCCTTGTATTAACATTCCAGCTATACTAAATACAGTTTGAATGACCTGTAGAATAATTGGAAACGCCGTTTGAAAAGCCTGGCTAAATATCGGAATAACCGTAGTTGCAAATTCTGAAAACATTTGAGCTAAAAATTGGATACCCTCACTTATCATCGGCATAATTTGGATAGTTGTATCTGCAAACATTCGAATGAGATCAGTTACCAACGGCATAACCTGCTGCATAATTTGACCGAATCCAGTAAACATTTCAGTCGCAATTGGTACCACTGCTTTTACAACCTCACCGAATAGACTAGCGATAGTTGAGCCAAGTTCACCAAACGCCGCACCTAATTCAGCAAGAGCTGGACCTATTGTAGCAAAGCTTTCTGCGATAACTTGACCAGTCTTTTGGAACTCAGGTGCTAATGGCGCAAATGCATCAATAAATCCCTGTGCTAACGAAGTAATGATCGGCATGATTACGGAAGCAACCGTACTGAAGACGCCTTTTATCGATTCCCACGCTGACATCAGTGCTGTTTTCGCTTGTTCATTTGTGTTTACGAGTTTAAATATCGTAGCACCTAATGAAGCTACAATAGCAATTACCCATCCCACAGGACCAGATACACCTAAAAATGATAATCCCAAACGTACGATTAAAGGTGTTAAAGTAGCGATCGTATTTCCGATTGTTGAAAATGACGCTTTTATAAAATCCACGACTGGAGAAATTGCCGAACCAATCCCCGCAAACTTTGCGCTTATACCTTCTATAGCTGAACCGAAAGCACCGCCTATCATCTGTCCAAGTCCACTAAACTTCGCTTTTACAGACTCAAAAAAAGCATCTATTGCACTACCCATCGCTGAAAATTTAGCGGGGATTGTCGCAAGATACGTACCAAATGAATCAAACGCAGCCTTCATAGCTTCTATTGCAGATACTGTTATACTTTTTATCGATTCCCAAGCACTATTCATTGCGTTACGGACTGTCTCATTATGTTTGTATAGTTGAACTAGCGCTACACCTAATAGAGCTATTATTCCAATTACTATACCAACAGGACCTAACAGCGCTGCGATAACAGTACCTAAAATTGTTACCCCTTCAACTAGCACACCAATAATTGAACCTAACTTACCTATCACTAAGAATAATTTCCCGAATACAACTAAAGAACTACCTATACCACTGATTAAAAATCCGAATGCAGCCATAAAGACAGTAAACGCGGCGCCTGCTGTAACTACTGTTGCAATTGTAGTTTTCATTGTTGAAGATAAACTATTAAACCAATCGGCTGCTTTTTTGATAGCGTCTGCCACTACTAAAATCGCCGGGGCTAAAGCATCAGTAAATGCACGGGCTGCTACATCAATTGATGATTGCATTTTAACAATTGCTCCTGCCCAACCCTCAAGCATTGAATCTGCTGCCTTTTTCGAAGCACCATCTGATTTAACAAGTGATTCAGTTAGCTTATCGATTTTTTCTGGACCAGCTGCCACAAGCGCCATCATACCCGATACTGCTTCAGTACCAAAGATTGCTGCTAATGCCGCACCTTTTTGGGCGTTAGTCATACCTTCCATTCCTGTTTTTAACTCACCGATAATCTTGGATAAAGGTTTCATATTACCTTCTTGATCTGTAATAGAAACACCGAGTTTTTCCAACTGTTCTCGCGCCTGCTTTGGTGGCTTAACTAGTCGTAACATCGATGCACGTAATGCGGTACCAGCTGTTTCACCTTTAATACCTGCGTTAGACATGATACCGACAGATGCCGCTAGCTCTTCCATCGAAATCCCTAACTGCGATGCTGGACCAGCCGCATACTTAAATGCGTATTGCATATCACCTACACCTGCTGCCGTTGCATTAGCTGCCATTGCAAGAACATCAGCTACGTGTCCGCTTTGTTTCGCCTCCATACCAAAGGCGTTTAGTGCGGACGTTATCGTATCAGCTACCATTCCAAGGTCTTCCCCTGAAGCTGCGGCCGCACTTAATACACCAGGTAAGGCTGCTGTTGATTGTGCCGCATCGAATCCTTTCGCACCCATTTCAGCATAAGCTGCTGCTACTTGTCCAGTTGAGTATACGGAACTAGTCGCCATTTCCAAGATATCTTTCTTAACTTGACCATAAGCACCGCCAGTGAGCACCGCTGCTTTCCTCGTCTGCTGTTCGAATTCCATTGAGTTTTTGATCATACTTCCAAAAGCTCTGCCTGAAGCATAAGCGAGTGGCGCGAAAGCTGTCGTCATACTTTGACCTACTGATTGTATCCTCCGCCCCATTTCTTGCGCTTGGTTTCCTATGTTTTGAAAGGTCCGTTGCCAACCTGACATATCAGGTGGTGGTGGCGGAGCCGGTCTAGGTATCGGCGGAATTGTTGGTACATTAGGAGCTGGTATGTTTATCGGTTGACTTACTGCCTGTTGAAAGTTACGCCAAAGCTGTGTAGCTTGTGTCAAACTACTTCGTAATGACGATATATCCGCTAGTAGTTGTACTTCTACTCTATTTTGACTAATTTGTATTCACCGCCTTATCCGTTCTGACTTCGTAACGCTCGTTCGATATCATCGAATAACGACTCATTCGCGTGAATCTTTTTCGTAAGTTGCTCACGCTCTTTCTCCCTTGCCTCAGCCATTTGTGCATTTTCAGGACGCTTGTATATGTCATCTAAACTCTTTACCTTCTCGCTCTGAGCATTTCGGTAAAACAAAGCTTGAACACTAGCAATCTCGTAAGTATCAAGTAGACGTTCACGATAACCGGTAAGCATAATGTGGTACTCCTTAATACTTATCCGTTTTGATTCAAGCGTTGACATACCGAAATACCGAAAACAATCCGCCTGCAAATCATTGACGTTTATTCGTACAGGCTCTCGAATGCTTTCTTCTGTTCCTCGCCCATGCTCGCTAATAACTTGTTCACTGTCTTCTGGAAGAAAAAACTATTTAGGACTACCGCCTTGTTGAATTTTAAGATGTCATCGAAAGATAAACCTTCGGATAATAATTCACGTTCAATTTCTGCCTCAATATCTTTTCGTATAATACCTTCTCCTGTATGGATCAGCGCGTAATAAATTACGTCAACGAAATCCTCAAGACCGCCCTGCATTGCTTTTTGCACAAATTCGAACGGGCCACCGTTGCTATCGATTAATTTGATCGCTTCAAATCCGTATTTAAGTTCATATTCTTTTCCTTTTACTTCAAAACGTGTATATAATTTAGTCATTTATAAAAACCTCCGTTAATAAGTTAGTTTTATTTAGAAAAGTAAGAGGCGAAGTTCCCTCCGCCTACTCATCAATTCTTTATGATTTCGCGACTGATCCGTCAGGTGCTCCAGGTGGAAGTGTTGTAATTTTACCTACAGACAGTCCACCATTTAGCTTCGCTTCAATAGAGTACTTAGAGAACTCCTCGTTTTCATGAGAAAGCTCAACGCTGTTTAACATAAACGTACCGCTCTTCGATTTATATTCCCCTGCTTTTGCACTACGTAAGGTAACTTCATGGATTTTAACCAGTTTCTTATTCGTGATAGCTTCCTCGATATAATCAAGTGCCTCGTCACCTTCTGTGCATACACCCTCGATAGATACGGACTGTTTTACATCTCCGTAATCGCTACCAGATTTATCTTTCGTCTTTAATTCGATTTCACCAGCTTCAATAGAGCGTGATCCTGATGTTTGGTTAAATAATCGAAACATTTTAGAAGTTCCATCTGCTTGTGGAATATCAAATAAATACAATGTTTCTTTACCTTTAAATTCCGGTGATACAGGTTGTGTTGTTACTGATGTTTCATTTGTTCCAGCCATCCATATTCCTCCTTAATTTAAATCCTAATTGTGATAAAGCTAAGGTGTTTCGCCGTTACTTGAGTGATATCCACTTGTGGAATCGGCTCACACGACGAAACTTCCGCATATAATAAACCGACTGGTGTAGGTACCTTTGAACTTGTGTCGTACAAGTTGATAGGGCGCCTTTCTAGTCGGTCGATGATTTTATCTTGTAATTCATTTCGGTTAGATACTGTATCGGAATATACTCCGATTTGTATTAAGTGATTTCGTGCGTAGTTGTCTTTAGAATATCTATCAATCGTTCCTGTTAATGATTCAACCGTAAGAAACGGCTTTGCTTTTCCTGTTAAAGAAACGCCATCGTATATCCAAGTAGTAGGAGCGAATTCTTTTAGCGCTTTTTTCAGCGAATACATTACATCATTTACTGTAGTCATACTATAGACCTCTCGCTGTTCGTTGTATTGCTTTTTCTAAGTCAATAACTAATGGCTGCTCGCCCTCAAACATCGTTTTACGCATAAACCCTTTTTTCGTTTTGTGTGTGTACTCTTGGACAGCTGCATATTCAACGTCTGAACCATACAACCACCCGGTTTTATCCCCGTTTAAAGGTTTTACACTTGGTGGAATACTTCCTGCTAAATTACCAGATTCTACTGGCGCTCTGTTAGAAGCTGTATTTACTTGTAATCTCACATGCTTTTCAACAGTATTCGCAACAGGAGTTTTGTAACGATCAGGATTTGTCATACGATAAACATCATCCATCCCTTTAATTCTCGCGCCCACTTTCATTAAATCACCCTCTTTACAACTACTTCTCGACGATTGGCTCCGCCTAACCCTCGTTCATCAATTAAGGTGATTACATAACGAATGCCGTTTCTTACGAGATAATTGATCTCATTTAAATCAATATTGAGTCGGAAAGTAACAAGTGCTTCGCCTTCTTTTACATCAGTTCCTAAAAACTTTGCTTTATCCTCTAACGTGAACTTTTTCCAAACGACTTGCACCGTTTCCTGAATATCTTCACCCGGAATTTCTTCACCTGTAATCGGATCTTCTTCCTTGTTACCTTTTCGCCAAAGAATAATAGATTCACGACGATTCTGTTCAATTAATTCACGATTAGCTCGGATTTGTTCGATGTCCTTTTCAGTTAACACTCGTTATCCCTCCTCTCCGATAATGTAATTTAAACGAGATGAACATTGCGGATGCGGGTTGATTAGTTGAGCTAGCAAATTTTCAGGAATCTTTTTTGGATATCTCCCTGGGCCTAATCCGTAAGCGTCTCTTCTAGCCAATTTGTAACACATATGCTTTGAGTGATAACGGTGTCGATGTCCATTATCAATAATCTTATAACCTGTAACAATATCACTCTCGTTACCGTTATAAATAGTAGCTGCTCTGTGCGTATTATTGCTTTCCGTGATTGCTACACGTTCGACTTTCCATTTCTCATTATCATGTACTTCTCGTATTTTCTGAGAAATCGAACTAATACTTTCACCTTTTAGTACAGCCGGTCGTATTATCTTCGTTAGCTCCGCTCGCATATCGCCTGCTAAGTTCCACACTCGGTCAGACAGGATTAAACCATCCTCACCTCTACGCCTTAGCATGTCCCTCACGATTTGCTGATTTAAGGAATCTAAATCCTTTACTTTCAATGGAGTCTTAGCAAGTTTGGAAGTTGTCCATTCCGACGTATCGCTAATCATCTTTTCAAACGATATCCCTGCTTGCTTTCGAAACTCTTTTTCGTAAAAGTCTAAATCTCGTAATAAAGCATTTAATCTACCTCGTTTAATAACACCATCTTTTTGGTAGTCATTAATTAAGTCCAATAAGACGAGACGGATTAGCATAATTGCAGCTACTGTCTCTTCTACTTGTTTTTCGTTTTCTTTTTCGTATTGTTTCGATATTTCATCGAGTGCTTTGTCAAACTCGTTTTGTAATTCACTCACGAAACTACCTCCAATCCGCTCTCTTTGCAAATGTTTGACTAGCACCTTTGCCACGTCTATATTTTCGATATTGTTTACGTGCGTCTGCTGCTAGTCTTTGATAATTTGCGAAGATCATAGATTTGTCGACAGCTTCTTCGCCATCAGTGTATTTAAAAAAGCGAGCCGAATCCGCTGCAATATCTTCATAAGCGAATGTGAGCGTAAGATAAAATACCGCATTAGCGTTATCCTCTTCGGTAAAATCTGACTCAACTAAAGCTTCGGCTAGCCAAGCGTCGATGTCAGTCGACGTAACGCCTGGTACTTTTGATAATCGAGACTGCAATCGTTCTGACACCGTCATTTGGCGTCACCTCCGTTATAGTAATTAACTCATGATTCCTGCTGACCTTAGTTTCGTAAGTAATGAGTTGAAATCCGATACAAGACCTGTTATATCTGTAGCCACACTATTAGGTTGTGTTGCGGCCTTGCTTGCGGCTAGCTTTCCGTTAAGTGTATTTTGAAGGTCTGTTATATTAGCGATTGTATGCGTATGAGCAGAAGGTGGGAACGTACTCGGCTTATTACTAACATCTGACCAAGTAACATTAATTGAACCACCTGAAGACTCTTGTAAAGTTTTTATGATATCGCCTAACTTAACATCATTGGCAACAGGCATTGATAAATTTAAACGGTTCACTTCATTTTCTGAAATAGCCATCTGTAGCACTCCTTTCATATAAGTAAAAAGGCGACTTATTAGTCGCCGTTAACTATAAAACTGTTTTTGAAATTCCACTTAATACAGCAATTGATTCTTTTGCATTCTTAATTTCGAAACCAAGCTCACCGCGGATTACACGAGAGAAATAGTCTCCACCTGGTAATGTTGCATCTTGGTCGTAGATAGGTGTTAAATAACGAGCCTTAATGTTGCTTGTGTCTAGTAGTAATGCACGGTCTTTTGGCATGTTTTGGTCGACTACTACACTAGAAATTGCTCCACCTGGCAAATCAGACACGAACGATAAGATTTGGTAACCAGCCTCTGTATCTTGGCGAGTTGTACGGATAGTGTCGCCACCTAATTTCGTAATTTGTCGCGCAACATTAGGAGCACATAAGATTGTATTTGCTGAACCACCTCGAACAAATACTTGCTCTACTGCATCATTTAACGATTTAGCATCGATTTCTTTACCTTTGAAATCTTGTACGTGTGATTTTTGCTCATTAGCGAACGCAAATAAACCACCAGAAGTACGTGGTTGCTGTCCATTTCCTTCGAATTTACGGCCATAGATCAATGAGTTGTTGATCTCACGAATCATTTCTTGAAGACGTAAGTTAACTTGGTAATCCAGTTCGTCCTCGACACCATAAGTATTAACTTGTTGTTGTGTACGAGATACTGAAGCATATCTAGAGAAAATCTGAGATAAGTTGAATGACACAAGACGATCGTTAATCTCGTTCTTACGGAAAGTATCTTCACCTTCAGGGCGTGGTCTAGCAATTACTTTTAATTCACCTTTCGCTTCAATCGCTTCTGGTGTCGTCTCATCGTATCCACGTTGAACAGTGATTTTGTCAGCTAACTCATCTACTGATAACACACGTAACACTTCTAGACCGTTTTGGACTAATGCATTTTCTGCAAATTTACGTGCTTCTCCTTCGTCTAATGTTAATTCTGTAACATCTGCTTTTGCCGCTGTCTTTACGATACCTGTGTCACTGTTTAAATAATCATTCTGCCATTCGAATTTTGTTTGCGTAAGTGCTTCACCTGTACCAATAATACCGAATAATACCGGTGCTTTCGTAAGAATTAAGTCTACATTCGCCTGCATTTGACGAACCTGTTGTTGGAAATTATAAGTATTTGCTACTGCCATGTTTAATAGCCTCCTAATTGTTTTTCAATATAAAAAAGCCGTCGGTTTGGAACCAACGACTGATCTACTTCTTAGATTTTAATTCGAGTATTTTGTTGTATAATTGCGTAACCTTACCAACAAGCTTTGGATTTTTTAACGCTTCAACCTTCATTTCTGTTAATTCTTTTTCTAACGCTGATAATTCGTTAGCTTTCGGATTAGTTACAGGATTAGAACCACCTGACGCATCTACACCTATTAGTTGTTTGAACATCCACGGCTTACTTGCTTTTAACGCCTCAACTGCTGACTCTACTCCTTGGATGTTTCCTTCTTCATCGACATTTATTTCCGACTTATCTAATAGCGCCAATACATCGTTTGGATCGTTTGCATTCAAAGAACGTGCAACACTTTTAATTTCCGTATTCAAGATACGTGCGTTTGCCTTTTCTTGTGCTTTCTGCGCTAATTCCGAAGCTTCAATCGCTTTTTTAGCCGCTTCATCTTTTTCGGCTTGCAAACGTTCTACCTCAGTCATTTCTTGTTTCTTTCGTTCTTCTTCTGCTTGCTCAAACGCAACTAGTTTCGCTTTAATATCATCATAGTCTTCGTATTTTTTGCGCTCGCGCTCAAGTCGTTTAGTAACTACCTCGTCAACCTGTTCTTGTGTAAGAGTTTTCGTATCTTCCTTTATATCCGTTACGACAACATCCGCTTTTAATACTTCACTCATGTTATTGCCTCCAACCGTTTTAAGCCCGTCGGCTATGGTTTTATTCATCCGAAAGTTTAATGCCATTCCGTAAGGCCTATTTACATCACTCTTTATAAGGGTCCTGTGTTTGTCTTTTAAGTTGACGTTCTTGAATAATCTCCATAAACTTCTGTTCTGCATTTTCTTTACCACTTCGTGTAATAGCGCCTTTAATAGATTCAATTTCGTTAGATATTTCTTCACCTAATTGCTCAATTAACGCTTTTTGATCCTGCGGTAGAGGTAATCCAAAAATAATCTCGCTAGAGTAATAGTCGTCTATCTTTGCAAGCATTTCCTTATCGTACTTAAAACGTGGGTGCTCTTGTCTCGCTTTCATATATCGAAGGATATATTCGTTTAGTGTCTGCAAACGTGATTGCCATATTACCCATGAACGTTGAGTCTTCGATATAATTGAGCTAAACATAAGTTGAACGGCCATATCGTTGATACCTCCTGTGTTCATGTCGGCTGTATTTACGATTGGTACCTCCGCTTTTTCATGTAGTCGTTTTTGCAAACGGTCAAGATATGCTTCAATCGTTTCCTTAAATTTAAATCCGCTTTCTAACTTACTTGCACTCGGTACTCCGTTTTCTTTATCTCCATCGCCGAGATTCCACTTCGCACCTGGAGCGATTTGCAAGGGATTTTTGGGGTCCTCGTCTACATTAACAAGTAGATTAATAGCGAACATTTCAAAACGAATCGCGTCCGAGTAATCCGACATCTTACGGTCAATCTCTTCCGACAGTTCAATCGTTTTTTCTAACTCACTGTAACCGGTAGTTCGACCGCTTAGTTTCTCAGTAGGAACGTGCACTACCGGAATAAAATCGAGTCCCATTGATGAACGCTCAACCCTCGACTCCTGTACGCTTAAATCTCCGTCATGGACAGCCTCTTCTATTTCGCAATCATATTTTCCAGCTTCTTCGTGCCAGACCAAGTAATACGAGAGTTTCCACAATCGAGTCTGCTCATCGTCAAGCCATGCAATGAAATGTACAGCGTCTAACTGATCCTTATCCCATTCGTTGTGTACCGCAATGACTTCCGTAGATGGATGCCAAATGATTTTAAACTCTCCACGTCGGTTATCGAAATGAATACGTGCGTAAACACCCGTTCTCGAAATTGAACGGTCTTTTGCTGCGGCTAGCAGCTTTTCGTGCATTCGATTATCGTCCCAAACCCACGTTAATAATCGCTCTTTTGCTTTTGCTCGACTATTCTCCGTCTGCTGTTCTTCACTAGGTGTATAACCTGGTTGAATCATTAGCGCTGGGTCGTCTAAGACATCGGGCGGAACTGTTACTTTCGGTTCCTTCTCGAATTGCCAAGCCGCAATCGTATCGACTATCTTTCGTGGGTAATTAAGTTCTAATTTCGTAGGCTCATAATCCAGTTGTGACGGCTTTGTATAATCAGACCAAACATTCAAGTCTCCGTCATATCGTCGATATAGCCTGATTTCATCAAGGATTCTTTGCCATTCGGTGTCTCCTAATGCTGTGCGTATAGGGACGACATACTCGATGGGATTCATTAGATTCCTATCAGGGAAAATTCGCATAAGTTACCTCCTTTCTTTAATATCGATAGTTACCGGCGTTTCCTGCTTTTCTTTTACGTCCTTTGTCCGTAACTGAAACGGCCATTTCTAAACTATCAGGTAAATCGTCATGCATATTTGTTCCATAGTACTGAAACTGTTCGAGTAATAGCGAGTGTCTTCTATCGAATTGGATTTCTCCGTTTTCTATCCGTGGCAACAACGCCTCTAAGCGTAACTCTTTTCGAGAACGTTGCTTAATTTTGAATAAGCGAGTCATTGCCGGGTAACCTTTTTCGATTAACCGTTTAGAAAGCATATCCGCAAAGAATTCTTGTGCTGCCTGAGCTTCGACAGCGATTACATCTGGGCGAAAATGAAGAACTTTATCAACAATAACTTTCATAAACCTGTCTGGGTGTAATCGTTCGCCATACGAATCGATAACGTAAATTGTATCCGTCTCTTTATGTTTGGCCACGATTGAAATTGCGGAGTAATCACCGCGTTCTTTCCCCATCGCCAAGTCTACTCCGATGGAGACGAAGTATTCTCTGCTAAGGAAGTTACGGTTTATTTGTTTATCATTCCAGTAATTGAAATTATCAGGATTGAATACCATTACTTCCTCATCAATAGGATTGTTCTGTAGCTCGGTGTTAAACGCTTTGCTACCGTTATCCCATTTGAACTTCATTAATTTAAATACCGGCTGTACTTCTTCCCAAAGTACCTCGGCACCTTCAACCATTTCGTCATGATTAGCTGTGAAGAATAACTCGGCATTTCTTGCTCTCGCTTTGTCCTCCCGGTCTTTATAAATACGTTCGCACTCCGCCCATAAATCTTGTCTAGTAGGCGGGGTAATTAGCGCTCTGTATTTACGAGATTCAAAGTCAGAACGTCGTTCCATAATATCGATTAATAATGATTGCGGATGGACTGTCGTACCCATAAATACGATTGCTGTCCGTTTTCCTTCGGGGTCACCTAACGGAATAACTACCTGAGCGAACCAATCCTTTAATTCTTGGCGTAACTGAGCAGTGTTAGTGTTCCGTTTATCTTCCAAGTCATCACATACGATTAAATCCGGACGCTTACCGTTCCAGTTTCGGCCACGTAATGCTTGTCCAGTAGAAGCTGCTTGAACTAACGTTAATAACTTTTTGTCGTCTTTCCCCTTCGGTTCCCAAGCGATAAACTCTGACGTATTATCCCTTGGATTCATTTGTTGCTTCGTATGTAACAACGATCCGAAGTCACGTCGTAGCTTATCGTTAGATTGTAGTTGTAGCTTGATCCACTCTAAGTTGGCGCTTGATACCGAAGGAGTTTCCGAGATTAATATGATGTAGGCTCTCTTTCGATAACAAATCTCATGAATCGGAAAAGCCTTCGATAAGTAAGAAGATTTCGCATGCGAACGAGGTGCAGCTACTGCTACGCGCTTGTTAATTTCCTCGTTAGATACTACGTTCATGATGTCGCAAATCTCATCGTGGAAATTCGGTGCGTATTCCGTAATGTTGTCTAAGTTATAGCCTTCTGGAACTTGAAATTCTGGGATCCAGTTACCCGTGTTTTCTTTATTTTGATTCTCTCCGAAATAGTTATAAGCATAGAAAAGTAAATCCGTTTCCCCTCGGTTTATATCTTGGAGACGATTAAACTCGTTGATATACGTTTTAAGCTCGAACTTTTCATCGTCAGTAAGCTTGTGTCGGTTACGTACTCTAGGTACGATGTACTTTCGTAATTGATTTACTTTTTCAAGACGTTCTTTTCTATCGAACCATTCTCCGTTGACCCATGCGATATTAACCGGCTCCTTTCGTAATTAATAATTGACTATGGAAAAATTAACCGCTATAATGAAAGTAACAAAACGAGATTACGTTACATTAATTAATTGGAGGTAATACATATGTCCGGTGTAGTTCAACCTATCCGTTCCAAACGGGATATAGATAAAATGAAAAAAGCGCTAACTGGAAAGCCGCGCGATCTATTACTTTTCATATTCGGGATAAACTCCGCGTTACGTATTTCCGATGTATTGAAACTCAAAGTCGGAGATGTACGTGGTAAGGAGTCTATATCCCTAAAAGAAACAAAGACTCGCAAATCCAAACGATTTCACCTAAACGACTCCATTAAAAAAGCCGTTACGGATTTAATCCCAACAACGGCTGACGATAACGATTGGCTGTTCCCTTCTCGTAAAGGCGACAAGGCAATCACTCGCGTTCAAGCGTATAGAATTTTAAATGCTGCGGCTGATCGTGCCGGACTTAATATCGAAATTGGTACGCATACATTACGAAAAACTTTTGCATTTCACGCGTATAAAAACGGTACTGATTTAGCGTTACTGCAAACGATACTAAACCATTCAAGCCAACGAGAAACACTCGTATATCTCTGTATCGAACAGAAACAAATCGACGATGTTTATATCGAAATAAACTTGTAAGGACTGCGTCTTGACGACGTGGTCTTTTTCGTTTTACACTAGCGTAAATCCAAACGTTATTTTTGATACGCGGATTTCTCTCGCACCTGACGACCGCATGTGCCAAAAGACACCCCGCCCCTTTTTTCATTCCGTATATTTCATACATTTTTCCGAATATCTAATGTAACATAATCATCTTTTGTTACATTCAATCACGATTCAAAACGTTATTATATCAACGTTTATCGGATTATTTTCGTTCATTTAATCGATAGTTATTTTATGCATGCGTAGTATCAACGTTTGTAGCGTTCGACACATCGATATACATTGCATAAGAACGTGCATAAACGTATGGACAAACGCAGAAAAGTTTCAGAGCTATCTCCATCTAGAGCGAGCGACTGACCTACGGTAAACCTTCGTAAACAATCACCGTATAATATCCTGGCAAGTTTCTTCCTATTATATAGTCGGAATATATTCGACTACTTTACATCTTCTTTAATACGCTCCGCAAACGATGCAATCTCTTCGTCTAATTCTTCGTAGTTAACTTCGCCTGTCTTAGCCTTCGTTTCTACCTCTACCTTATCGGTAAGCATACCGTTAATCTGTAACGCTAACTTCGCCATGGCCGCATTACCATCTCGTATAGCAATCTCGGATAATGATGCGATTAACTCCGGTAGTTGGTCTTGGCTGTTCCGTACCATTTCCTTCTTTAACTCTCGTTCGAATAGCGAGTCCTTACGCCAGTTATGAATCGACTGTCTAGACACACCGCATAATGCAGCGATTTCATCGTTAGTCTTACCACCTTTATTCGGTAATGCTAACCATTTAATAGCGGTTAAGTGTTCCGTGTTTAATCGTTTTAACGCCATTTGAAGTACCTCCTTTCTATAAAAAATAAAAACGCCTCTATATAAGAGACGTCAGATAATATTATTTCCTTTTAATTAATGGTTTTATCTTCTCTGATATACCGTTAGCAAATACTTTTACTTCTTCATTATCCTGTTGATCGCAGTATGTAATGATCGTTTTGAGTTCGTCTTGTATGCGTTTATGATACTCTGCTTCCACCCTTAATTTGTTGATTTCTTCTTCGTATCTTTCTAACCAATCCTTGCTTTTTGATGTGTCTGTTAACTCAAAAAGATCGAGCACACGTTTCTTCGTCACTAAAATTACCTCCTATAACAAGTAGATATATCTATACTTCTACTTAATACGGGAGATTCCTTTTTAGATAAATAGATATATCATTGTCCCACCAATACAGTTATACTTTATCTTTATTGCTATTTAGCGGAGTATCTTTTATATAAGTACTTTATCGATAATATATAAGATAGTAATTCTTTTTGTTAGAAAAGGATTACCGGTAAGTATGAACGTTAGTGAGTACTTACCGAATAGTACTTATACTCTTACTCTTTTAATCTCTTAATAGTAAATCTTTATAGTAAGTCTATATAGTAAATATATATACGGAGTAAAAAGTACACACTCAATGTGTAAAAATTACTCATTCAACGTGTAATAATTACCCATTGGATTACTCGTACTACAAATACGCTATAATATCGTCACTATTATCCTGATTATCTTCGTATCTAGCCTTTCTTTCATAACGCTCTTTAACGTCTTTCCCCGTTGTTGCTTCCGCCTTTTGACGTTTCTCTAACGCTTGCGGGAATCTCGAATAGAATTCACGTTCATCCTCTATCGGTTTGAGCAACGTATAAGTATCGTTTGTACTACCACCACGTTTACTTACTTCGATAAGTTCAGCGTCCTCTAAAACGTTGATGTGTTTACCGACTGTCTTTCTCGACATGTTTAATGCCAACCCTATCTGGTCATGCGTAGGAAACGCGTAACCATATTGCGGATTATACATAGCGATAATATAGCCGTACACTAAAATGACGTTACCATTAAATCCAGGGAAGTATGTATAGTGTCTCATTACAACCGTAGGTATAGCTGTGAATCCTTTCAATAAATCAAACGGTAGTGCGCGTTGCTTTTCGTTTTCCATATTCAATTCCTCCATATAAAATATATTCGATATAAACAAACTACTTAACGTATATAAAAAAGCTACTTAGGCTTATTCGCTGCCCAAGTAGCTAATGCTTCGTCTAATTCTGGCGAACTCTTATACTGCCAAAACTTACGTAATGTATTTTCGTTTAATGCCATGCAGATATAACGTATATTGCGCTCTCGCAAGAATACGTGTAGCACTGGCGAATAACAATAGAAGTAATCTTTGTTTTCCATATATAAAACCTCCGTTAAATTAAAGTAAAATAAAAAAGACGGTCGTAATGACCGCCGTAAGTTTAGTTAAAGTATTCGCTTGTTTTAACGACGTGACTCGTAAGTCCGTCAGATAATGTATCTTCAAATTCGTAATTGTAATCGTCTGCTTCTTCGTATGTAGCGAACGTTAACACTTCAGCGCTACCTTCTTCGCAGAGTAAATACGTTTTGTCTTTCTACTACGTCTTTAATTTCGATCGCATAATTACCTACCATACTATAGTCTCCTCTTCGATTATAATACGTAAAGTGGGATGATTAGCGTTTTCCTATTACGTATAGATAACTAAAGGAAGAAAAGTTAGCAGTATCTTTAGTTAAATACCACTAATTTGTATGTTTCTCACAAAATATTTATATTAATATAATAATATGTAATTATAATTTACCATAATTTCGAATAAAACTTATCTAGTTGGAAAAAATATAACCGAAAGAGGTGTATATATGAAAAAAATGAATTTTAATGCTGAGGGCACTATTTTCAATCTTGTTACTGGTTATGAATGGGAAGACAGACATTACTTTATACTAGAACATTTAGAAAATCCGTTGTCAGAAGTTGAAGAAACTACGAATGATGGTATAGTAAAAAGAGTTGTTTATGAATGGGTACGTGGACCACTTAAGTGTGTAGTAACTGAGGAAGAGCGTCTTCAAAAGTATTGTATGGAGTTTTTTGTTTTTGGGTATTCAGTTGATAAACATTGTTGGGATGATGGAAAGTTTTGCGATGTAAAAGATAAATCAGATATTGGACTCCCAATCGGTGTTTTAGTAAGGTTAAAAAACCGAGAACTATGTGTCGATATGGATACTTTTCAAGTAACCTATAGAGTTGAGGTTTTTACAGTTGTAAAAGTAGGACCTTATGAGAGGGAAAATAAATTAGATGATGTTAATATTTCTTTCCCATAAAACAAATACATTATAAATGGAATTTAAATCGGACAATGAATTCCACAGACGAGTAGAGGCCGTGTAATAAATACGGCCTCTACTCGTCTTCCTTCCTTACTTTATACGAACGATACTTCTCTCATAGCGCATCGAGTTCCTTACGCTTGGCCTTGACATCCACTCGAAGAAACAAACTAATCTTGTCCAAAATTCCCCTTGCTTAATTAATTTACCGTCACTCTTAAAACGTAAAAAAGGCAAGAGCTTTATAATCGCTCCTACCTCCGTTAATGTTAATCCCATAATGACTTCTCGGATAGGGGCATGATAACTCGCTACCCAATTCCTACCTCTTGATAATAAACGATACTGTTCTTTTACAATAGCACGTTTATATCCTTCGGCTTGCTTACGGTTAACTAAACTATATTCTTGTGTACGGTTTTCACCGGTAGTTACAACGATAATTCTTAAAGTAGGCATTAGCTATTCAACGCTTTCTGCGCTTCTTCTAATTCTCGAAGTGCTTTCGTTGCGGCTTTCACTTCCCTTTGAATCGCTTTTAATCTTTTAATCGCTTCTGAAGCGTCTAGTTCTACGTTTACTTGTAAGCTGTTTAATTCGCGTAATTTGATCGACTCTTTTTTAGTTATAAATACAAAGGGTGGACGTCTAAACTTACCTGTCTCATTCGTTTCCCTATTACATATAGATAACTGAAGGGGAAAGTAAGTAGTAGCATAAAAAACTACCCTAAGATAGTATTATTTCTTTTTATATAATATTTCTTCTATTTCTTTATACCAAACTTGCTCAGCAAAATTTTCTATTTCATCCTTAGTTCTATATGCATGATCTTTATAAATAAACGCAAAGTACTTTGTATCCATGTTAAGTGATATTTTAATCTCATCGTTCTCGATATGGTAAACATTTTTGTCTATATTAGTATAAATTCCACTTTTATATACACGCCAACCTTTAGCTTCCACTTTTTCGGTAATTTCTCCTATAGCATTTAGCTCTCCTGGATTATTTGTTCTTTTAATCATATCCATTGCCTCCTGTTTAGTCGTCTTCCTTCGCCATATTATACAAACTGGTCCTTCTCTCGTAGTACCGCGAGTTCCTTCCATATCCCACCAAATTCATAAAATGGTGCAAAAATAAAGTTATTTAAAATGGCCATTTAAAGGTCTGTGATAAAACCGCCGTTTCGATTATCTCTTTACTTTCAACAGAAAGGCTTCTTATTTGATCAAATAACTGCAAAGGCAATGCGTATGTCAATACATAGCCCTCATTATAGTGAAACTCTTTTTCTTCAAGTAATCCTCGTTCAATAAAATTAGCAATAACTTCAGAATAATTTTGCCACAGTTCACATGTCAGTTCTTTTTGACTTTCCCATGTCCTTAACTTCTGTATAGTCTCTTTAGAGTTCCACTCACTTCCAAAATGTCTGTTTTCAGTATCAATTATGTATTTAAAAAGTATTAATTCCTTAATAGATAAAACACTTGATTTTATAAGACTTTCTAAAGAAATACCATTTATCTTTTGAGGTGCATGATTTTGATTCATAATCCCTTCACTCTTTGTTTTATGTGTCAATGCTTTCTTATATAAATGATCTCTTATTCTATGAATATCGTAGGGTGCATAGACTCCCTTTTTCCCATATTCACTTCTATAACTATCTACCCTTTGAATTTCTTCGAGATTACTATTTCTTGGTATATTCCTATCCACAAAATAAAGCATTACTTCTCTCTCTTTTTCAATAAAGATACTAATTTCTTCAAGTGTTCCAGATGAATGTCTAGTCGTTGGAGTTCCAAGTTTTGTCCAGAACACCCCAATCAAAATATCGCATTTATTTACTAATTGCTCATTTATAACTTGTTGGGCATCCATTCCGCCATAAGTAGGAACAACATCATTTTCCCATCTACTCGGTAAAAGGATAATATTCAATTCCTCAGAGTATCGAATGTTCCACTCAAATATCACTCTTTCAATTTCATCACGCTCTTGTTGTACATCTGAGGGTGAAGCAATTAAAACACGTAAAACTTCTGCTTTAAAACCCATACTCTCGACCTCATTCTATCTTTAGTAAATTCTATATAATATACCAATTTTAACATATTTATAGATTACAAAAAAGTCTACCGTTTCAAATGTTATTTTACGTTTACTTATCTTAACTCTCCTGTATTCACGATTAAAGATAAATATTTTGGACACTAGATTAGTGTCCAACTACAGAGAATAGAAATAGCCGCTATAAATAGCGGCCTCATTCGTCTTCTATCACTAAATTATACGACTAGTACTTCTCAAGAGTTCCTTACGTTTCGCTTAAACACCTTTCAAAAGAAACCAGCTAACTTTATTGTTGTGAATTTAACTGATATCTCATTTCTTACAGATTCCAATAACAGTAAAGCACATCAATATTAACTAAAAATAATAATATTTTTAGTTTGTATCTTCTTCTGCAGGACCTATAGTTGATAACATCAATAACGTATGAATAATAAGTTGAATTGTAAAACGATTAAAGTACGATGGTGATACTAAACCATGAGCCATATTATTCCGCAAATTGTAACCTCGTACATCATTGTATACTAACTTGAAATAAAATATTGCATCTTCTCCTAGAATCTCCTTTAATTCACTTGAGGCTAAAATATCTCCTAATAAAATCTTATCAAACCCTCCTTTTTTATTAGGCTTATATATATTTCCACCTACTACATGAATAATATTACGTAATGTCGCCTCAATATAAGGTATTAATACATGCGATGAACTCAAATAATCTCCCTGTAAATAATGTTTAATTCCAACCTCAAGTAGCTCTTTATTTTGAGGGTCATGAATTGGTGTACTAGATAACAATGCAGTAAAATCATCTTCTCCCAATTCATATAATTCGATAAATTTCGGCAATAATATCGCCAAATATTGACTATTTAATTGGAAATCAAACGTAATTTCTTTAGCGACTTGATCCTTAGGGTCATCCATATCTAGTGTTGCCATAGCTAAACCCGCTTCATTAGTTTTTTTAACATTAAATAATTGTTGTATAACTCCTATACCTGCAGCACTTCTCTCTTGTATACGTTTTTCATATTCATCTATTTTGGGAACAAAATATAAAGAAATTGTATATCTATCTAAATCAATATCTCCTGTTATAAATTGGGAGATGAATGAGGATACCTCTTTCTCATTCAATTCTTTCTTATAGCTAAATTCTTTAAAACTATCCATTCCTTCTTTTGCTACAATCTCAATTTTTTTAATTAATCGCGATCGCCAAGTTTCCGTATGAATCTGTGCAAATTCATACCATTCATATAATTGTTGATATCTAAATTCCTTTAGATGTGAATTGCAATTACTACGATCAATACTATCTTCTACTTCCTTTAAAATATACGTGACTTTCTCTTTTTCATTTTGTCGATAGTATGTTAATAGTTTTTTTACTGCATATTCCACCGCATACCAAAGTTGTTCACCACTTTCATTCATCCGCTTGAGAAGCCTCTCGAATTTACCATTAATTTCTGTTATAATTTCTGAATATTGTTCTATCGTAATACAACTACCATTGTCTTCTAAAATTAACGTATCAAAGCAAAATCCCCATAATCCAATTTCAGCATCTTCAGAAATACGTTTTTCTAGATTTAGCATAGTTTGCTGAACTTTATTTATATCTTCTTTTTGATTAAGTAATTTAGCTAGTTGTAAAGCTCTTAAAATATTAGTTTTTAACTCAAATGGGTCACTAATTAAATTATCTTCTACAATTGAAATATATCCTTGAATTGCAATTTTAGCGTAGCGAAAGACATTATCTACTCTAATATCCATTTTTTTAGAGAAATTCCAAACCAAATCCCCATATCGAGCCATTAATATACCGTTAGAGGTTTCTAAGGCTCTTTGTTGCCAATAGGATAAAGTTTCAATTGAAATCATGCTTTTTTCTGGATAAATTTTTTGTTTATAATAAACTGGTGTAAAATAGCTATCTACATCATATGCATAATCTCCCCCCGTCATTAAACTTAGAGCCATTTTTTCATATTCATAATTAGGTTCATCATGATACCTTTTAATTATTTCTAAAAATCCCTCCATCTGTTCTATATGTTTTACCGTCTCTAGATTTTGAATCATTTCGTTCATTGTTATCTCTCCTCTTCACAAAATAATTAAATTTTACTGGATTTGGTTAAATATTTTTTAAAAAATCCCCCTAGTAAATTCTACCATAAAATTTGTAAATTAAACTATAAAAACCCCTATATTGGAGATTATAGAAGTTTTACATTATTTAAATAAACAAATCGTATACTCTAACCGCCTGCACCTTCGTAAACTCTCGATATACCTTCCGTCTCTCCTCGTTCCTAGACTTCGCTTCCCTATCGATTTGCCACGTCTCTTTTCTCGTACGCTTTCTTCTTACCGGAGGCTTGTAGTTTCGTCTGTCCACTCCGTATTCCTCCGCTACTTTCATCGACACTTCTCCGCTGTGTCTCCTTGACAATTGATGATCGCTCATAATCGGATATTCTTCACGAGCCATTTTATCCGGGTGTGTATCGTGCAACTCTTCGTATAGCATCAAATCTGCTAAGCGTTCGAGTTGCTTCGGTTCAGGCCGTTCTCCCACGGCTTCCACATATGCGTCTGTGTGCGATTTAATTTCCTTCGCACGTACATCCCTATTACTAATCGCGCCAGAATCGCTTTCTCGGTGAGCGGTAATTAACGTATTTACATACGTTTCGAACTGCGCTTTGTAATCTCCGTTTGTATCGAATGTATATTTCGTCTGCTCCATTAAGCAACCGCCTTCCTTTCCATACTTACTACCGTCAATTTATAGCCTTCATCTTTCCATGCCCATCGTTCAAACACTGCCGCTATCTTTTGCGCTAACAACCGCTTATACAAATTAACCGTAGGTGCCGTTATACCAAGCGAGATTGCCACGTCCCGCTGTTTCATATCTTCAAAATATACTAATCGCAAAACTTGACGCTGCCTATCCGTCAAGTCCGCGTTTGCAACGGCCGTTTCTAAATCTAGTAATACAATACTTGCGTCATAATCACCGTTGTATCTTCGCTCGTCCATATACGGTAAATGTCGTAAGAATAAGTCTACCGACTTCGGATTATCTAGCGCATAAGTATGTTCTAGCATTCTTTCATTAACGGTAAGATCACGTTTAACACTTCCCATTAACTCACACTCCTTTTCTATTCAAAACTATCAAACGTACATGGCTTCGCTTCTAAAATCTCTCGTAAGTGTTCATGCGCATTTTCAGCCGTTACATCAATTCCCGTAAACTCTTTTATTTCTTCGCGAATCTCTTCAGGTATCATTTCGATTAGTACCTTTCCGTATCCGAGATTGTGTACCATTGCACTATATACTTTCGGATAATATAAACGCATCCATTGCATATAGCCGTATTTCACTGGTATCGGGCACATCATACATCCCGTACGTGGAGTAAACATTTTAAATCCGATTTTCTCCAAGAAGATTGCCTGCCTTCTCGTTACTGTTTGCGTCTGCCTATCACGCAAACTATCGATATCTAAACCTACCGTTACAATCGCTAATTCATGCTCCGCAATGATCTTGCCAAGATCGTCGGGATATTTTTGAATAAGATTCTTTCGGTATAAATCGTTATACGGGATGTCTTCTTGTTCAACGTAATCCCATACGTCTTCTTCATTCCACCAAAGTATCGGTCGTGCTACTAACGACTTCCATTCCGCGATAGAGTAGAAAAATTCGCCATCTCGTAATCCTGCTAAAAGTCGTTGCCGCGACTCATCAGCACGTAATCCGTTTATAACTAAGTCCCACTTATGTTCTTTTATTGCTCGCTTCATCGGTTCGTGTTTTAATGTTCCGCAACACTTTTCCGATAGTGGTTGACCGTTACGTCGGTCGCCTTTTCTTGCGGTGAAATAATCGGAAGAAATCCCACCGTTATCGTCGATTATTCTTTTCAGTGATTTCTTAGGTTTCGTAGTAATTAACCGTAAATTCCAATCGGTTGTTAATTGTTTCTCATATTTCCTCACTTCAGGAAATTCGTTAACTGTATCGTTCCAAATGACGCCTATATCAGAAGGATCACGTCCTAATTCGATTAAAGCTTTTCGAACTAAGTATATTGTTAGAACGGAATCAATTCCGAAGCTACACGATACAACTGGCTTCTTCGCCCTACTCAACGCCATTTTTAGTAAATCAATCGTACGCCTTTCCTTTACGAATATATCAGTGTGATTCGCTTTATCAGCTTCGAAATGTGAGTACCTTGTAGGCTTGTCCGCACGTGTCCATTGCCACTTTCCATGATCGTTCTTAAAAGGTAGTACATGTATGTCGTAAGAATTAACTACGCTCATTAAACCACCCACTTTCGTCAATTACTTCCCTTTTCATCCTAACTACCGTCAAATTCACATTGTGAAACGAAACATCTTCGCCATCGATTTGTATGTTACGAATAACGCTAGACAATCACATACCCTCCTTATTTTCTAAGGTCATAGTAATATAAGTTTAATAAGACAGAAATTTATATAACCAAAACATGTGCTTCTTGATATAATCAAATTAAAATACATTTACTAGGAGGATCGGTTTCATGGGTTTTACAAAATATGCTCATACACTTAGCTACTTAAAAGACAGAAAGGATACATTTACATACATCTATGGTGAACTGGAGAATAATAGATTTCTGTCACTCTATAGTAAAATCGCACCTCCATTAGCTGAAATTTTCGCATTTTTTCATTTCCAATTTAATAGTTTATTACATCATATGAACAGTAGATTAAACACTAGGCACTACACCGCCGATGAAAGCAGATCACTGTTCCACCTAATTAACGAATTAAATAATATTCAAGGTACTTTATCCGACACTACGTTTGATTTTGACGTAGATGCTTACTACAAAGAAGTTCTTGAAAATTGCCTAGGATTTTTACAAACTAGTGGAGGCAGCACCATTCCTATCGATTTCCAGCGAGTAAAAGTTATAGAAATTTCACCTATTTTTACATTAAAAACAGGATTAACAGTCAAAAAATCTGACGGTATTTTAACGTTTCCTACAGAGGAAATTGGTGCAGGATCTTACGCGACTGTATATAAGTTTACAGACCCACTTTATAACAAAGAGTTTGCTTATAAGAAAGCACATACTACCTTAGAAGCAGACGAGAAAGAGCGCTTTTATACAGAATTCGAGGTAATGAAAGGCTTAAAATCACCTTTTATCCTGGAAGTTTATACTTTGAATAAAGAACAGAATTATTACGTAATGGAATACGCTGATGAAACCCTGGAAAATTATATCCAACGAAATCCAGGCCTTGAGAATGAAAGAGAAAAATTTCTATTTATTCGTCAAATTTGTCTGGCGTTTAAACGTATACATAGTGAAGATGTTTATCATAGAGATATTTCACCAAAAAATATACTCATAAAACATTTTGACGATACAAAGATGATTAAGGTTGCCGACTTCGGTTTGGTGAAGGTACCAGAAAGTAAACTTACGCGATTCGGTACAGAACTTAAAGGCTATCTCAATGATCCGCATCTAGGGCTCATAGGGTTTAATAACTATAAAGCGCACCATGACATATATGCATTAACAAGACTCATTTATTACATGTTCACTGGTAAAACAGCCGATGGTATATTTTCAAATCCCCATTTTGAAGGATTCTATAAAAAAGGGACGCATTTTGAAACTGAGCATAGATACTCTAATATACAAGAACTAGAGAAAGCCTTTTTCCAAAACGTTGCTCCCTCACTTAAGGAATTAGGTGTTTAGTTAATCCCTTTTTTCGATAAACACTGTCTTGCGTTATCCGTAAGTCGGTAATAGTAAACATGCTTATCATCTGACTTGCTCCAGGAGTCCTAACTGAGAGAGTTGTCCCAGCCACGTATCAAACTGCGTAGCTGGGATTTCTCCTCCTACTTGGTGCATCGCTCGTAAAGATCTCTTGCTTAACATTTAACCAACTTCAAATTACTAAAAGCGTCCGTCATTATCTCCTTGTTACTAACCGACTGCAACCCGATATCTTTCATAATCGCATCGAACTGATCGTACATCTCAACGACAGTGCCAACGTTATTAATCTCGTAATCTACCACAAATCCATTGATATGACTTTCCGTATCATGCGATAAGTCTTCCTCGGTAAATACATCGCCCGCGTTGTGCGCCCTATCTATACGCAAGTCATCCGATGCGTTTACCCGGATTATTATAAAACCTTCGTCCCGTAAACGCTGATACTCATTCGGTTGCCTCACTCCGTTTACTAACACTTTCGGCTTATGGTTCACTTTGTTTAACGCATCTTCGAAACAATACTCGTGTACTTTTTCCATCGTCATCTTCACCCAAATATCCGGATCAATCTCACGCAACCACTGGCCGAACTTTTGATAATAAGCGCGTGGTTTAGGGTCACGTGGGATATGCGGGAATAATCGATGGAACTCGTCCTTTAACACCGCTGAAAAGTCGAACTCTTTAAAGCCGAATAACATCCAGGCGTAATGTGATAACTCCGTCTTTCCACTTCGGGCTTTGCCCGTAATAGCGATTTTCTTAGCGTTACATAACAAATTACTCACGCCCTTTCGTTAAGGATTCAGCGATTGTTTTTGCAGATTCGATGTCTAATACGTTGATGTTTGCGACATTAATTGTGATAGGTGTAACAGGTCGTTGCTTTAACGCTTCCTCTATCGCTGATACTTTCTCGTCAAGGTATACGATATCTTCACGTACTAAATCTAACTGCTCGTCTAGGGCGTTTACACCGCCGACAGCTTTCGATGCGTCACTACGTGCGGATTCCGCCATTTGTGAGAACGTTACGATATTACGGTGATTTTCTTCTATACGTTCTGCCAGGCGAGTTAGTCTACTTAATTTTTCGTTACCCATCACTTAACGCCTCCATTTTTGAAATCAAATTCGAGTTGCTTCGGAAAACACGAGCTGTCTATCCCGTTAGCCCAATCGATTCCTACATAATAACCTTCCTTCGTACTTGTCCCGTCCTGCCTTGCGTGATTCTCTCGATTCTTCTCTGAGTAAATACGGTAAATATCTTCCGCTGATAAACCGCATATTAACGACAGACTAATCAAGAAATGCCACATGTCGATTACCTCTCCTTGTAATGCTTCCTTATCAATCGGCTCCTCATTCTTCCACCACTTCCAATTAACTTCTCGGCGAATTTCGTCAATTTCACTTTCCATTGCTAGTGTGATACCTACAACCCATTCATCGAGTGATTTGTCGATATTTCTGTCGGAGATGATTCGATTGTCTAAATTGGATTGTAATGCGAATAGTTCGTTTAACTTGTCGGTCATTGTATATCCTCCTTTATAAATTTGTTTTATAATAGATTAAGAAAGGTGGTAAATATATGAAAAAAAATCTTGAAAACTTCAAAAAAATAAATAAGATTGTAGAAGCTGAATATGGCACTTACCTTTATGATTGTGAGCTTGATACGTACCCCAATGAATGTCCCAAGTGTCACCATGCAATACTACCTGAAGAATTAAGTAGTATTATATTCAGAGACGAAAACTACAAAATTTTTAAGCTTTCACTCACATATTTATGTCCAAGCTGCTTTGACAGCTTTATCTGTCAATATTTACTGGTCAATGGCATCAAAAAGGGACAACTAAATCTAGCGATATTTGAATACATTGCTCCTAAGGATATGACAAAGGAGATATTTAGTGATATTATCCAAAATATATCTCCAGAATTTATAGATTTCTATAACCAATCCCTAAATGCTGAGCACCTGGGATTTAAAGATATAGCTGGTCCTGGTTACAGGAAATCCGTAGAATTTCTTGTTAAAGATTTCGCAATAAAAAACTATCCAGATGATAAAGAGGCAATTGAGAAATCTCCCCTTGCACAATGCATCAACAAATACATAGATAACGAAACAATAAAAGATACTGTAAAAGCTGCAACTTGGTTAGGTAATGATCAAACACACTATAAACAAAAACATACTGATAAGAATTTAGAAGACCTTAAACTTTTTATTAGATTAGCTATTAGCTGGATTGAGTTAGATGAAAATACTAAAATACTTAGACAATTCATTACGAAATAATTAATAAAGCCATTAACGTAATTAGCGTATTTATTTGTTAATAATCCCTTTATCGATTAAATACGCTAATCCTATCGCACATGCATCGCTTTCATCACTCGTCTTAAACTCATCCCACTCAACGTACCGCCTCACGCCAGCCTCGACCTCTTCCTTTTCTGCACGTCCCTTACCGAGTAGTTTCTTTTTAACGGAAGCCTGTCCGATACTATCGTCCACTTTTAATCCGAAATCATTTAACGCACGATCCACCGCATTCCAAGCGCTAAACACAGTATAGTTCGTATGTGGTATTTTACTAGCGAATCCCTCTCGGACTATTAAATCGTAGGGCGCGTACTTGCGGATGAACAAGTGCGCCCATGATTCAATGTGCTTAGTACGAAGTGCTATCGGTTCAGTACTTTTCGTTTTGACGTGTGACGCATCTACTAGTTTAGGTTTTCCGTTGATTACATCGATTGCTGCAATGCCTGGACATCCAAGTGACGTATCGATTGCTAGAATGCGGAAGGCTTTTTTACTTCGAGCCATCGTTACAGGACCTCACTTTATCGATAAACTCCAACGCCCCAATATACGGAGCCTTCTTCGTATCTGACAAACTCGAACGCTTCACACGATTGACTTTCGTTTTGATCTCCTCGTACTCATCATCACTTAACGATTGAGCACACGCTGTTTTGAAGTTGTTGAATAACCAATGTTCAATATCTAGTTTCGGAGGTTGTTTCGTTTTTACGGCTGCTACGATACTAGCAAACTTGTCCAGGACTTCGTTTCGCATCTCGTCCGTTACCGCAACACCAAACGCTCTGAAATCCGGATACTTCGCGTAATCCTCTTCGTTCATATTCCATGCTTTCTTCGATGCGTTCATGTAAAGTACGATGTAATAATCTAAGTCGTACATTAACGAGTAGCATGTAACTTGTTTGACGTGGTCGGCGCCAGGTTCGCGCAGTGAATATTCAGAAGTTCTGCTATACGACGTCTGTTTCGATTTAATTTCGAGTCCGACGCGAGTAACTACGCCATTCTCGTCGGTATATTCTAAAATTCCGTCACATGTACCGATTAAAGCGAGCTGTTGACCACTATGCTCGATTACCTTTCGAGTTTTAACGAAATCCTCAAACGATGGATAACCGTCTTTCGTACGTTCGATTCTGAAACGTGGTTTTTCACCGGTAAACTTTTCGTAATGTCGTTCCGCTAGTAAAATATCACGTTGGATTGCATCACCTATGTTTGTCCCGATAAATTGCCAGCGCCTTTGCCACGGTTTGACTTCGGCTTGATCTCGTGGGCTACGTAACGCCTTTTCGTAAAGTTCTCTCGGACAACTATTTGCTGAAGAAGGTGAGAAATACGGTAAGCTTCGATAATCTAAGAACGTACCTTTGCTTAATACTTTCGCATAGCTTTCGTGGAGCCGTACGTCTAAAAGCGTGTCATACGGCTCCGAATATGAATGCCACGTTTCGAGAAAGTTACGAAACTCCTCTGCGATTTCATAAGCTAATGTTTCTCTCGTATTCTGACGTAGTAATTGTGCTGCGTTTCTACTCAAATTACCGACTCCCTTCAAATATTGATTTCTTAAGTAATTAACCACCTTGTCCCATCCAATTATTTCCTTGTATAAAAAATAATCTGTAATGAATTCTAATAGTAGAAAGGCGGTGATTTCATGAATATCATTAACACTAGACCAAGTGATGACGGCTCTTATACAAAATCAAAAGGTCCAATCGATCCGATAGGTCCAATCGCCCAACAAGTAGCACGTGAGCTGGGCGTTACATTAGGCGCTGATTCTACAGCTCGTGCTAACGGTTCTGTTGGTGGCGAAATTACAAAACGTTTAGTAGCAATCGGTCTTCAAAAGGTATCCGGCCCTCAACCAGACCCGTGGAAAGTTTTACATTAATACGTTTCTTACATAAAGCTACTTATCCCGACTACTTACTTATACATAACGGGATATTAAGTAGCTTTATTTATTTATTTGATTGTGTAGTTAATCCTGATTTATTAAAACGGTTGCCGGTCCGTTAACCACGATTCCTCCGACCTCTATCTTTTCGTAAGGCTCGACCTGGACTATGATTACGCCTTGTCGCCTCTCTAATTCTTCGCTAAGTTCTTTCGTTGAAACTTCGGACAGGTTAATCATTTACGCCCTCCTTTCGGTTTCTTCTCTGTTTCATCTGGTGGAGTGCTTACATAAATAGTTGTCGTTACTTCTTTCGGATAAACTTGTGTAATCTCTGGATCACCGAAATCACCACCGTCTTGTATTTCCGTTGCTGGTATTTCTTTAGATATTTGATAGTAAACGGATTCGCTATTATGCCAAAAACGATATACTTTAGTTTCATAGTTTGACCAACGTCCGCCATCTTCGTATTCAGAGTGAACCGAGGTTCCGTTATTTTCTAAAATATCTGCCTGTTCTTCTGCCGATAATTCGCTAACTTCTTTCTCCCACTCTTCTTTCGTCTTACCAAAAACCTTTTCAGTGTTGTATTCCGCTTCTTGCATAACGATTAATTTTAAAAGTAACGATTCTAACATTTATTTTTCCTCCTTAGGTTTACAATTTTCGAAATCCCAATCTTCTGCCGAATACTCGCTCATCCACTCCGGCTCGATTACCGTGTCACATTCTAACGGAGTCGCCAAAATGACCGTATTCGTCATAATATCGTCATACAAAGCAATGGCTTCAGGCGTTAATTGATCGTTTGGAATCGAATGCTTCATTTCGTCATGTAAAGTTAGGTTGAATTCCCAACCTTTCGCAAGAGTACATTCGTAATAACTACGAATCATACAGAGTTGTAATACGTTAGCGCCCGAACCTTGAATCGTATGGTTAAACGCTTGGCGCTCGGCTTTACCTGTCGCTTTGATTAACTCCCAAAATTCCGAACGTTCTTCCCATTTCAACTTACGTGATTTCTCACCAAGTTTGGGGTCGTTTTTATCTGAAATGCGTGCTTTACGCATGAGTTGATTTAGTCGTTTCCACTGCTCTTTATATTTCGGGAATCTACGTTTCTGTCCCCATAAAGTAGCGACCCATCCGTGTTGACGAAGATGTTCAAATGTCGCCTCTACCATCTGTTTAAACCCTGGCAACACTTCATCGAATTTCTTATACGCTGTTGATGCGTGTTCTTCTGTAATTCCGTATACTTGGACGGACTTATAAAACTGCTCGAAAGCCTGTCCGTAACCTTCCGCTAAGAATAGTTGCTTCATTAATTTACGGAATGGTGGTACGGCCTTATCAGTTCCTTTCACTTGTTTGTAATACGCTTCTAAGCAATGATCTTTCGGTACATCGAACAGCAATGACGCAAATTCCACGTAAGGGTCAAGCCCTTTACGGAACATAATCGCGAATATCTCATCGCCGAATTCCGTTGCCATACGATGGGCCTGCAATCTCGGCTCAATCGAAGATAAATCCGAAGCACCAAAGGTATGTCCTTCGCGTGGTTTAAACGTCTTACGTACACGTAATCCTTCTTCCGAACGTGAAGGTATATTTTGTAAGTTCGTTCCTTTTTCAACTTGTTCGTTACAATCTACTAAACGTTGAATAATATCTAAGAAATTACTATCTGTAACTGCTCCGGTATAAACATCGTTCGGCTTTCCTTTATATCCACTCGATCCATAACGACCAGTTGATACCGTTCTAAGTTGCGTATGAATACGTCCGTCAATATCTAATGCTTTCGGCATCTTCTCTACGTAAGTACCAAGTAGCTTACTGTACTTCGAAAAGTCTGCTAGTGGTTTTAGCGACTCTTCTTCCTTGAAGTAACGTTCTAATACGTCCGTCGAAACCGCTCGTACTTTCTTTTTATCTTTTACGATTTCTTTCGTACGGTCCTTAATACCTAAGTGATCGTATATTAAGTACGCTAAATGGTCGTTGCTTGATAAGTTAAATTCATTTATATAATCCGGTGCGTTCTGCGGAATCGCCTCGGGGAGAGCCTCGGTTTGATACTTATGAATACGAGTTTTTAATTGTTGATACTTCTTAGTCATTGGATTGGCCGTTTTAATTTCCGCCTGGCACTTTGTTAACATATCTTGTTGCTTCTCAATACGTTTCTTTTGCGCCTCAATCCATTTGTTAACCTGCTCACCTTTAATTGCAAGTGACATCCTATATAGAAATTCATCGTCAATGTGATACGTTTCAAATAACTTACGTTGTGCCTCACCGTGAGCTTCCCCGTACTCCACTTCCAATTTCGATAATTCCTCTAGGTCTAATTCGAAGCCAGTACGAACAATCTCAACGTTTATCTCTGGTAGGTATTGACGGATTTCAAAATATGCTTTTGCTAAGTCGTCCGTCGCTACTAAATTATCGATTTGCCACTTCGTCAATAACCAACCTTTGTGAACGTCTTTGATAGCGTATATACCAACGGTTTCAGCGTCGTAAGGTAAAGGCGACCCGTTTCCGAATAAATCTTCGAAAGTGAAATCGTCCATTTCTAACGCATAGCCACCGATTCTTTCTTTGTACTTCGTAAATAACGGTTTCAAACCATATGTTTCTTCGTGATCATATAAGATGAGCTGTGCATCCATTGAGTCGAAACGTACACCCGCTGGTTTACATCCATCGTTTCGTAATAAATTCAAATCGTACTCTGCATTATGAAACGACTTAATATGTGCCGCATCTTCTAAAAACGGCTTTATTACTCCTAACGCTACGGAACGTTTACATTGCTGTTTTTCATTTACATGGCCATAAGCTACGTAATAACCTTCATTTAATAACGGAAGCCAAAACGAATAACCACCCGTTAAATCAATCATCTTATCTAAGCCGGAAGTCTCCGTATCCCACACCGTCAATGACAGCGCCGAAGGGATTGTAATACCTCGCTCGCTCAACTTACGTCTGATTAGCGTATTATCGAATAGTTTGAATGCCTGTTGAAACCATTCGTTAGTACGTTGCAATTCCGTCTCTTTATATAAACGCGAAATCATTTCGCCTAGTTTCGTTTCATCGGTAATTATGTGGTAATTACTTGGTTTATTAGCAAGCGTTTGTTGGATACGCTGCTTTCGCAACGCATCCTCACGCTCTTTCTGTACAATCCGCCCCATGTCTAGGACTTCTTTCTTCGTCAAACGTTTTTCCGATAACCTGCCTATCGTACCGGAAGAAAATGCTTCATATGCCAGTTTAAATAATACGGATTCTTTTTCGTCATTCTCACACATCTGCCAAACGCGTTTGAATGCGTCTTCCATCGTTTCGGTCGCCTTTGCCTTTTGCTCAACCGCTTTTGCCACTCGTGCCTTAGTTTCTTCGGTACCTTTAGCACCAGGTATTTTTAAGTTCAACGTTAACTTCGGCGTCATATTTACCGCCCCGTTTCCTTGCAATTTAATCGGTAATAAAAACTTACTACTGTGACGTGATTATCTTCCGTCCACTCTTCGAAGCATTTCCTATCGCAAAATGAATTACCTTCACGATCGTCGTAAATAAAAGCTTTACGGTTGAGTACAGCGCTACAATTTTCGCAAATACACATTGTTTAACCTACTGTGTCGAAACGTTGTTCTACTGGCACGATTAACTCTACTCCTGACCAATTACCTGTATCACCATTTAGTGCGACTGTTGAACAAGAAGCTACCTTACTGTCTTCACGCGCAACACCGATTGTTCCTACAGGATTCACACTGCCACAATGAGAAATCGTACGAACGATATCACCTTTCTTAATCTCGCCAACCTCACGATCGATAGCTGCCCATTTAGCACGCTCTGCCTTCGCTTTCTTTTCTTCCTCAGCTTCACGAGCGATGTGTTCCGTTTCTTCTTTCGTTAGTGGTTCGAGGTCTTTACTATAAACTCCCCAGAAGTCCGATCCGTCAAGATAGTATGCGGTAAATGATTTAGTGTTACTGTTATGACTCTTCAGATTTACTACCGTACCGATTTCAAAACGATGGTTTGATGTATTAGCAATAACCCTTGCAAAGTCGCCCTCTTTCAATAACGCTTGTTTAGCTTCGAGAACTTCGGATTCTATAGCGTGTACTAAATCACCTTCATAATGCCAACCAGCGTAACTGCCATCTAAATGATAAGTATTAAATGGTATATACCCGTTATCATCCTCAGTGACTTTTACGATATCTCCATGTTCAGACTGACCGTTATCATCGTGCGTGATAACTTTCGCATAATCACCAACCTGTAAACGTTCTGACACTGACTCACTTGCTTCTTCTACTTTGACCGCCTCCTCCAACGATTCCTGTTCTGTCAGCATCTTTTGCATACTACGAGTAATTTTTTCTAAGTCAGACGGAGTACCTTCGAGTTTAGTTCCGTCAGATAAGGTGATTGTAACTACGCCTTCCGCATCGATTAGTTTGTCGGTAGTAATTACGTGCGATTTACGGAATACAGAATGTTCTCCTTGATTAAAGTAATTCGAATCATCGACATTGTCTTTAAAAACGATATCGTTGTCGTCATCAATGTCTACCACTAAGTAAAATGCTCCTTCTGTTACATCAAGCTCTTGCTCAGATGCTTTCACTATATCTTCTACTTTTGCATCTCCTGTAACTAACGTATAAACAAACCCGTTATATTCCACCGTTTCATTAACCACTTTAACTCCGTCTAATTTAGCCATGTTTAATTTCCTCCTCGTTTTCTTCGTTATTAGTTACTGCCGTTAACTCAATCCATCGTTGACTTGCGCTAGTTTCCGTAGCCCAATACTCACGTTGTCCTGCACATTCGAACATGAATACTCGGTCACCTTCGACTCCTGCGATATAGTCGCAATCATCTTTCGTGTAAGCTTCACCGTTACCTTTTTTCGCTTGGACCACTAATGCATCATCACGATCTTGTCTTACTCGAATCGTTTTTACCTGTATCGTGTACCACTGTTTGTTAATCGGATCACGCGCTACTAAGTCGTAAACCTCCGGGATGAACGAATTCGCTACTTCCCAACCGAGGTTTAAGAGCGCGAGGGCTACTCGTAATTCCGAGCAACCGCCCTTTACTGTTGTTTCATGTGCCATATGCGCTTCCCCCTTAGAACGGTAAATCATCATCTGAGATATCGATTGGTGTGCCTTCGTTGCTTGCGGCCTTCGGTAACTTCGATTTATCAATCGCATCGTCTTCCGCATCTTGTAATAGCGTAATGATGTCGTCCTCTTCACGGAAGTTCGCTAAGTCTTCATAACCAAATTCCGTACCAATAAACGTTTTAGCCTTTTCGACTTGCTCGTCTGTTGCTTCGCCTGACTCAAGCGAATACGATTTATCGACTTGTTTAAAGTGAACCGCTTCACCTACTAGTGAATATTGCGGGTTAAACTTACGGCCCATCTTTTCGGCTTTGTCGTAATCAGCGATGATGTTGTTAATGTGGAACTCTGCCGTATCGATCACACGATAAGTACCGTACTCTAGGTCGTAAACAGGAATCATTGCGTACATCTTACGTTTCGCTCCGACTTTACATGACGGACACTCCGTTTTTCCTGGTTTGAAGTATTGCGTAATGTCTGCGTCTGTTTCACGTGGAGAATGTAAACATGAGTGCTTTCTGAATCGGTGGATCGTACGTTTACCATCGAATGTTTTATCTTCGTGTACGAAGTAGAAGTACCAGTTATCCGGATCAGCTAGTAAGATGAAAGTTCTACCATCTGCGTTTACTTCACCGTGTTTCCCCATTCGGACGTATCTTGTAACGCCTTCTGGAAAATCGTTATTACCTCCGTTTTGATTAGCTTCTCGTTGTTCCTCACGCTTTTTTAACGTTTCTCTAATACCCATTGAAACAACTCCTTCGTTATTTATTCGAGCTTGGGTTACTCCCACGCCCGTATTACGTAACTGACTTCAATTACGCAATACCGACGCGGGGGATACATCGGTAGAAATCAAGAATTTTGTAGGACGCAACGCATCGTGCTGTAATGCCAAACGCCCATATGACACCACTACCCGTTTACTACATTAAGGGGAAGAAAAGGTTAACGACGGGTAATGACGTTATATCGATATTCGTTAAATTCTTTTATATGAATAATACGTAATATCTCGAATGTTGTCGTTAGAATTTACATATAATTAATTTGTAACATACCATGGTAATACTGTATAATTACAGTGAGGTACATTGTCAGTGTACCTCCGCTTAACTCCTCGTTAAGCAAAAGTATTGCAATTGATCGACCTGCCAAGTCGGTTAGTTGTAAGTACAAAGGGAAGCGTTTTGCCCCTTCGTACATTAAACAAAATGAGTTAAACTACTTGTCCTATATGCACTGCCTAAGCATATAGAACGTATCTTTACGCAAGGAGATAATCTCGGTAATTACCGAATTGCCTCTCGTCGAAGCGCTTTGCCAGGCGCTCGATCTTGCGTATAACTGTCGAGTGATGTAGCCCCAACATTTTGCCGATTGCCGTCGGCGTTGGAGTTTTATTCTCACTCGACAGGAACGACTCAACGATCGCCGTCGTTGTCTCGTCATTGACCTGCTCAGGGTCTGCGAGGAAGTCGATTAGCTCACGCTGATCGGCTTCTTTCTTTTTTATAACGTGTTCTTCTAAGTCAAAGTCGTCTTTGAGAGTTTCGAACATTGCCGTGTTCTCATTCTCATCGCTATCTGGCCCATCGTATAATTCGTACTTTCTTCTCGTACGTAACTTTCGTAATAATGACTTGTAACTGTTACCTAGTGATACTGCGAATAGTTTTACGAAATCGCCGCCAACGTTATTTCGCAAACTTTCTAATACTTTGTGTATTACATCATGGAACAGGTCGGTTATGTCGTGTTCGTTTGCCATGTATGTACTCGTACTCCAATACCTAAGCTTGTCTCGATATACCTCCGATAAGCTAGTGTACAAATCCGTAAATACGAAATCATCACCTGTTCGAAGATAGTCGTTTGCCATTTCGTTAATATTCAATTTTTGTTCGTCTTTCACTTCTTATTCCCCCTTACATTAACTATGACGCACAAGCGGCCAAGCCCGCGCACATTTTTTATAATTTTTTTTCAAAATAAATTTTTCGTTTATTGCCAATGTTCAAATTGTAGCATATTACCATGGAATATTTATCAAAGTACACTAAGTACTGGAATTTACACTTTGTATACTTTCGTAAACATTTAGAAAAACAAAAAAAGAACGATCAATAAGATCGCTCTTCATAATCTTATTCAATTGTTAATTAACCACCCGGTCTTGTTTCTTGTGAACTGTATTGTTGATTATCTCCTTGTGCATCTACAAATTCATTAAGCGCAAACACTCCTAGAGCTAGAGTCAAAATTGCGGAAACTCCTAATAAAACTTTTTTCAAACTGAATCTCTCCCTTTAAATTGTTAGTTTTAAAATTAGTTAACATTTGAGTCATACCGGAACAATCGCCTCTGTCGTATATTTCTTTTGCTACTAGACTAGAGAAAAAGAAGTTCGAATTTGAAAAGAACCTCTGGAAGCATTCGTACAGCCCAAGGATAGATTCTTGATTGCAAGCTCTATACATCAAAAGAAAATCTCTCTCTCCTCTTTCTTCCATATAATCATTAATTTGCTTTACATTTTGTCTATTATTTTGATACATGACAAGTCTTGCGTCTGAATCTATCCCAAGCGGTATCCCTAGGTAAATTTTAACATAGTCTAGGTTATCTCTGGTTTGTAGAATTAAATTTTTTACTTTGACAGATTTGGCGATTTCGTGACTTCTTTGAAGATATTCTAAACATTTTTCTTTATCTTCAACTAAGTACGACATCCCTACATAGTATGACGCATCAGAAACTGTTTTCGCGCAAATATTTGCATTAATTGTTAGAGATGCATAATGTCTTGCTAAATCTAACTCATTTCTATGTAGATAAACTGGAGCTAAAATTTCAGCTAATCTATGAAGATAACATTCTTTGATAAATAACTTTCGGCTATCACTTAAATTCTTAATCATTTCTTCTACCTCTAAAGCCAGATCCAGCATAAGATGAATCTTTTTTTGCGCAAAATAGTCATAACACTTAAGTATGTTAATCAAAATCGTGAGTGTACAATCTTCAGTATTTTCAATCTTTTTTAAATGTTCTATTATTTCATAACCTTCTATATCATAATTCATATATTTATAGATAATTTTATAAACATCTATATAATCTCCTACAACACCAGTTTCTTTTTTATGTTTCTTAATAAGTTTTTTTAGTAAATTTACATTTCGTGTTATTGCTGCGTATTCTAAACTCTGTTGTATTGACTCTGCTGAATCTAATTGTAGGCACCAGTCTTCCATCCTCTCACGTTGTTTCTCTGGAAACAGGTAATAGGAGAGTCTCAAGAGTTTTCTAAACCCTATGGTACCATCCTTCTTAAACTTAGACATACATTGTTTTGACGCCTCGATCTGCTCGCCTACCCTTGTAAATGTTAAATCGTCCCTATCAATGATAATATCGCATATCTCTCTGTGAAACCCCGGCACTTGAAAACCCTCCTATGCTGTATAAGAAAATTTTGGTATAATGTAATTATAATTCTAATGTTTACTTTTGTAAACATATAATAGGTTGAGAAACTTTTTTAAGGACGTGTTAAAATGATTGACTACTCTCCGTTGCATGAGACACTAAAAGAAAAAGAAATGGTAATTAGTGATCTCCGCGGTACCATTCTAAACGCAAGGACTATTGCAAATATTAACAAAGGAATGTCTGTAAATTTGAGTACAATAGAAGAAATCTGTCTACATCTAGACGTGTCTATAGAAAAAGTAGTTAAAATTATAAACATTCAAGAATAATAGTTTCAAAGCCTCCGATTTAAGAAAGGAGGTGATTACATCGTTTAAAGTCGGAAGGTGCCGTATTCCCGAACTATGTAAAAAGAACGGCATTACGCAAGCTGAACTTGCCTTAAAAGTCGGTATTACACCGCAATCCATAACGGATTATGTCAGCCTGCGTAATTTGCCGAATGTAGAAAGAGCGCGTAATATTGCCGCTAAACTACATTGTGACATCGAAGAATTGTACGAATGGGGAACGGAATAACATCTATTTACCGGGAAGGTTTTACTACTTCCCCCGACCGTCGCTACGTGAATTCACGTACATTAATTTTAATCGAACTGACTCCGCATTATCAACTACAGATATCAACGAAGTTGCGTCTTCTTTTACCAACGATTCATTCGCATCTTTATGCCCTTGTATATAACCATTTGTCAAGCGTATTTTGCCGTTTAAATATTTCTCAAGTTCTTTTCGGAGTTTCTCGCCTGACGGGTCGTTATCCGCTACGATAACTAATTCTTCTATTGGCGACTTCAATATTTGCTCTGCCTTTCGTTGGTTAAACGACGAGCCCCCGTTTGCCAATCCGAAAACCCCAGCCGTCATAAACGACATCGCATCTATTTCCGCCTCACAATATACTGCACGTTTAATATTCCGTCTGTACGCTATATGTAAACCGTATATTAAATCCCCTATCGGCTTTCCGTCCTTTTCGTACCAAAAGACTTTCGAAGAAACCTTCCGATACTTTATATTCGCCAATCTACCGTTTGTATCAAACCACGGGATTACAACCGCCTGCCTAAAACGGTCGTAACCGATCTTCATTTGCCGTTGTACTTCCTTACTAATACCTCGTTGCTCTAAATACGGATGGCGATAAGCGTACTCTTGCAACCGACCGAAATCGATGGTCTTGTGACCGTTATCAATTCGGAGTTTTGGCGACTTAAGTACGATGTTATCGTAACTGTATTCCACACCGTATGTTTCAAGTAAATAATCTTCCGTTTCTTCATACGTTTCATTTCGCAGGTAAGATAACAATCTGGTAAAGTTGCCGCTTTCCCATTCGTTATCAAATGCGCCTGAATCTTTCCACGTGCCAGCGTAATCCCCGTCTAAGTTAACGAAAAAACTCGGTGTGTGTTCGTATCGAAATGGGCTCGCTGCAATCAGTTTATCAGATGACCACCGTTCGTTAGTCCAGGAGAACTGCCGTAGTTCGTACTCGATGTCTACGTTTACGGACTGGCCGCGTATTTGAATACTTGACAAGGTGAACCACCTACCGTTCTTTTAATTTAAAATACACTCGTAAATTGTTTTGCCGCATGCTCACCAGTTTCCATCTCTTTAATCACGCCTATTTGCGGCATGTAAATAATTTCGGCTGATTCACCTTCGCCACCGTCACGACCTTTATTTATACCAATCATGCCTCGACCTTGCTTTGCGTCAGTATCTACCGCAATCAATAACGCTGCATCCTCTAATAGCGCTTTCGTTTTCTTTACCTCGCTACGTTTCGGTAAACGTAATTCACGGTTGCCTTCGTCATCTTCTCCGTTATCGACTTCATCCGCCTGTGTAATAGCAAACATGACTACGCCTGTCTTACCGGCTAATCGACGGAGTGCTTTCGAAGTTGCCGCTGCGTCCCCACCCGCCGTCTTACTCGTATTTGTCTCGTAATCTAGATAGTAGAACGGATCAACGATAACGACATCGGCTTTCGTCTCTGTAATATCTACCTCTAATTGGCGTAAATCTCTTCGGTGAAAGTCGTCATCATCTACACCTCGTACAATTATGTTACCAGGTAAAATATCGTTAATGTTTGCTAAGAACGTTTTAAATCCTTGTTCGAATTCCTCCGATAACTTACCGTGGCGGATCTCCTTTGAGTCAAAGCCCGCTTCTAAGTTTACGCCATCTAATTCGGCGACCGTCGCACCAATACGAGATGAAATCGAAGTGTATAAACGCACCATCCCCTCGAACCATCCCATCTCCATTAACCAAATGAGTACGTCCGCACCTTGAAACGCCATTTCTACGCCTTCTTCGATAGTCGTTGCGGATTTACCACGCCCTGACTTTCCGTAGATAGTGTATACGTTTGAAGAAACGTAGCCACCAATTGCTTTATTAATAAATGGAAATCGGCTGTTCCAAATACGATATGACTCGCCTTTTTTACGACGTTCGTATTCCTCTAAGAACTTGTTCGCATCGGCTTTTAAGCTTGTTCCCACCTCATATCGAACGTTTGTTCTAATTATAACTCCGTCTACTTTTTCTCGCAACCATTCTAGGAAACTATTCCCGTCTTTTTCCTCGAATTGGGCAGGCGCCTCGTTTTGTAAAAGCTCCATTACCTCAATCTTAGCGGAATAAGATTTTACTTGTTTCGTTAAATACTCGAAGCTATCCTCGACTTGAGGGACGTAAGTGAAGCCGTCGACTTCTGCTACTAGCGTACGGAAGTCAGGCGTTTTACCTCGATTAGTTTCTACGTAATCTTTGATAAAACGGTACGCTTTCCGTTCAGCCTCTGTAACAAAATCTCGTTCTGTTACATGGTTGAGCTGGATTGCTTGCGCCGTATCTACTACTTTCGATAAGAGCATTTCTCCGTAGTTCATTAACTACACCTCCAATTAGTAATCTATTAAGTGGATTATATTCAATTTTCAAAGAGCTGTTCAGTTTATGAATTAACCTTAACATATACAAAATTTCTGTGCTTTTTAAAAATATCGATCAAAATTTCAATTTACCTATACTTTTAATGATTTTCAATGATGCTAGAGTAATTTCTGCATATAATTTATAAAAGCTTAAAATCATAAAATATGCTATAATACAGCTTTTTTTCCACTGAAAAATAGAAAAGCCCCCACATTACAAAAAACGTTAATATTTACTATTTGATACAAATGACGTTTTTCACCAATGTCTTTCAAGTCCGCAAGCCATCTCGAACCGCTTTCATTCTCTCCGCCATCTCTCGCTTCTGATCCTCACTATACTGACGCACTTTTTTCATACTTACTTGCTTTTCTTCTAACGTACATTTCACCGCTAGTGGGTTATCATCGTTATCACTCTCGATAACTGTAACGTTTTCCTCACCGACTATCTCTACTAGTTTACGTATGTGTTTAGGAACGCAAGAGTATGCGCTCCATTCCTTCGTTTCGTTGTCGAAAGTTAGTACCGTTTCTTGTTCCTTCGTTGAGTATAAGCTCATCTTTTTTCCTCACTTTCTTCTAAAAGGATTATTTTGTTTAAATCTTCCTTAAATCGTATTACCTATCATTAATCTACAAGTTAATTCCTGTATAATAAAATTAAGTAATTAATAGGAGTGTTATACATGCCAGATACACTAAGGCTTATTATTTTTATTGTTATTGCAATTGGCGCAATCATTAACTTATATCTAGAGTTTAAGAAGCCTAAAAAAAGTATATTCTCAATAATTTTCCTCTCGATACTCCTTATTGGAGCTTCGACATTGGTAAAAGAGATTTTATCCAGACTTATATAAACAACTGAATAAAACTCAATATTCCGTAAATACTGTAGACAACCCATTTCTTAACCTGAGCATTTAGCTTTTGCTAGCTGCTCTTTAATTTGACTCACAGTACACTTCTTTAGGCTCTTCCAATATGAATTGATCTCCATTAAACCATTCTGCATATTCCCAACAAAACAGCGTTATATCAAACAATTCTCCTGTATCATCCAAACCTTCATTGAAATTTACATCTTCAGGTAACAAACTCTCAATTATCTTTTTGCTATCTTCATTTAGCTTAACTAAGGCGTAATACAATATTTCTCCATCAGCATCATAATCGTATATTTCAAGACTATTTAATAAGTCAATTGCTTTTTTCTTTTCCATATCCATTCCCCTTTTCTACAAAATGAAATTTTTAT